TCCAAACAATATTGCAGTAGGCGGCTGGCACAAAGATTTGGACTATAACCATCCGGACGGCGAATTAAACTTTGTTGTTTGCTTAACTGATGCAATAGACACTAGCAGCATATGGGCTGAAAGCTCTCCCGGTAAAGAGGATTATCAACCACTTAACATGATACCCGGAGAAATGATACAATTTGATGGTAATCATTGCACACACGGAAACAAAGTTAATGAAACAGGAAAATCAAGAGTAAGCTTTGATTTTAGGATCTTACCACACAATAAATACAATCCGGATACATCTAAGAAATCTGTAGCAATCGGTAGAAGCTTTACACTAGGCGACTATTACAAACTTTATGAAAAAAATGAAAATTGATATTATTATACCATCTTATAAATCCAAAGAGATAACTACTTTGGCAATCAAATCTTTTGAAAAGAACAAAGGTGACTTCGACTTCAGATATATAGTGATCGAGAACGCCGGCGACGAATCATATAAAGAAGACATTGTATCTTTAAATAAGAACGTTCATTGGATAACTAATAAATGTGAACATCGGTATTTGAGTTCGTTTACAAATGGTGAAGCGGTACAGAAGGGCCTTGAGGTTGTTGAATCTGAATATGTTTTTGTATGCCATAACGATGTCGTAGCTACAAGTCCAGACTGGATGAGCTTTTTGTATTCAAAAATTGAAGAGGGTTGCGTCATCGCCGGCACAGTGTTAGATAATGTTCGAATAAAGGCAGTTCATATTAGTGGAATGCTGATTAAATCAGAAATTGCCAAGAGTGTGGAGTTTGACCCAATTAACGATGACTATGGTAATCAAATTATGGATGTTGGAGATAATTGGACGCAATATTGTAAAGATAATGATTTAAAATATTACTGCTGTAATAATACTCACAATGAAAACGTTGGAGAAATTCCAGAACCATATACAAACTTTCATTCGGATAGAGCCGTTGATGATGACGGAAATGTTATTTTCCTGCATTTAGGAAGAGGAACGAGAAAAACATTAGGTGAATACAGTCAACCCGGCAAGACGCTCCATGTAGACTGGGTTGAGTTTGTTGAAAGAGAAATACTGGAGGTTTCAAATGGCTAGATGTTTAGTCACAGGTCACATGGGCTACATTGGTACCCATGTATATAACAAGTTAATTGAACTTGGACATGAGGTTATGGGAATCGACCTTAAAGAAGGTGAAGATATTCTTTTAGATTTAAATGACCTACAGTATGAAGAGTTCAAGCCAGAGTATATATTCCATTTAGCCGCGATACCTCGTGTTGCCTACAGTATGGAGTATCCTCACGAAGTTTTGTATAATAATGTAGTAACCTCCTTAAACGTACTAGACTTCGCTAGAATCCACGGAGTAAAAAGAGTGATATATTCAAGCTCTAGCTCTGTTCGAGGCAATGGAGACGGTCCTACGAGCCCCTATGGTGCTTCTAAGTTGATACCGGAGACTTTGTGCAAAAATTACTCTAAAGCTTTTGGAATCGACACGGTATGTCTTCGATATTTCAACGTTTATTCAGAAGATCAGAAGGCTGAAGGGCCGTATGCAACTGCCGTTTCGAATTGGATGCAATACTTACGTGACGGAAGAGATCCTTTTATTACTGGCGATGGCGAACAAAGAAGGGACATGTTGTATGTTCACGATGCTGTTGCAGCTAACATTTTTTGCATGAATTACGAAGGCACGTTCAATGGTCAAAATTTTGACACCGGTACCGGAAATAACATATCTTTGAATGAATTGAAACAAATAGTATTAGAACACCACCCAGATACAGCATTTTTATATGTTGACGACAGAGCAGGTGACGTAAGGCTAACTAAGGCTGAAACTAAGCCTCTGTCTGATTTAGGTTGGACGACAAAAATGGATATCAAGACTGGAGTATCGAATTGTTTTAAAGGGGCCAAAAATGAAATATAGTATTGGTATCGTCGGAAACGGCTTCGTTGGTGCAGCTATTGCAGCAGGCTTCTCCCCTACTTGTAAGGTGAGAATCCACGATAAGAACGAATTAAGATCGCTTAATACTTTAGAGGACACAGTTAACTTATCTGATGTTGTGTTCGTCAGTGTTCCAACACCGATGAACGAAGACGGTTCGATAAACTTAAAAATTGTGGAATCAGTATTTGAAGAAATAACAAGAGTTAAAAATAATCCTGACTGCACAATCGTGTTGAAATCTACAGTTGTCCCCGGAACAACAAAAAGATTAGCTAAAAAATACCCAAATTTGAATATTGTATACAATCCAGAGTTTCTGACAGAGCGAAAAGCTCATTTTGATTTCAATAACCAATCTAGAATTGTATTGGGCGGAGAGTTAAAACATTTAGATTTGATTACAGAAGTATACAAAAAAAGATTTATGCACTGCAACTTTGTTAAAACAGATACAACAACTGCAGAATTCATAAAATATTTTGGAAATCTGTTTTTTGCTGTGAAGGTCTCATTCGCAAATGAAATGAAGTTAATGGCCAGCGATCTCGGCGTTAATTGGCAGGAGGCTTTATATGGTTTCGTTGCTGATGGTCGAGTTGGTGATTCACACTTACATGTACCCGGACCAGATGGTAAACTGGGCTTTGGAGGGTCTTGTTTTCCGAAAGACCTTAACGCTTTTATAAATTTAGCGGATAATAAGGGTATAAATGTCAATGTTTTAAAAGCAGCATGGCAAACTAATTTAGAAGTTCGTCCTGAAAAAGACTGGGAACAGCTTAAAGGTCGAGCAGTAACATTAAAAAATAAAGGAGATTAATGTAATGGATATGAAGTTTAAAGGTGATAAGTCGCCACAAGGTCAAACTGTAAAGGAACTACAATTGTCTGATCAAGCTTTAGGAGCTTTGATGATGGCTCTTCAAAAGAGCTTGCTGGAACAAACTGACATTGTGCCGACACTTAAGGCATTTAAGTTGACAGAAGATGCATCAGGAGAATTAGTGGTTTTAAATCCACCAGTTTTTAAAGTTGGAGATTCTGATCTAGAAACTCTTGCAAACCCAGCCGGCACTGAAGAGTAAGAAATGCCTCGATATGCTTATAGATGTAAGCAATGTGATTATTCTTTCGAGATAGTTCATTCTATGAGCGAAAAAAAGAAAGATTGCCCTTCTTGCAACGCAGACGAATCTCTTGTGAGGATACCCAATTTGGTTACTAAAAAGGTAACTCAGAAAACAAAAGTTGGGGACGTCGTGAAAGAATTTATCAAAGACGCAAAGCAAGAAGTAAAAGAGGAAAAAGAAAGAATTAGAAAAGAGGAGTATAAACCATGATAACAGCAATATTAATAATGTCTTCGGCATTAAACATTTTATTGGTGTGGTATGCGAGAAAATTGCTACAAAAACTAGCATATTTCTCCGAAGATATCGAAGATATGAACAATAACATAGAAGGCTTTGCTGTGCATCTAGAAAAGTTGCATAGCTTAGAGACTTACTATGGCGATCAAGATTTACAGAACTTAATTGCACATGCCAAAAGCACTGCGCAAGAAATGAGACAATTTAAAGATTTGTATTTAATAGGGGAAACTGAAGAAGGAATTTTAGAGGATGCCGAGGAAGAAGAGCAAAAAGTCGAATAGATATTATTTTACCAAAGATCACGAAGACGCGATTGTAAAATATGCGTCGACAAAAGACCGGGAAGTAAGAACCAAGCTTTATATAGAATGGATTCAGCCAGCTTTCAGCGAAATGGTGGACAAGATAGTTTATACCTATAAGTTTTCGAACCTGCCAAACATTGATCTTTTGAGAGATGATTGCAAAATATGGTTAACTACAATTTTAGACAAGTATGATCCAAACAAAGGATCAAAAGCTTTTTCATATTTTAGTGTCATTACAAAGAACTGGTTTATTCACAAAGTAAAGAAGAATACTCAACAAAACAGAAGAGAGTTAGATTATGATAACTTGTCCAAGAATGTTGAACAGAATTATTTATCGACAGATATTCAATATAATGAAGAACGAGAATATGATGAGTTCTGGGAACACCTGTGGTCAGAGATTGAATCTTGGGATACCGGAAAATTAAAGGAAAACGAAAAGAAAGTTTTAGAAGCAGTTAAGATAATTTTGAAGAATTCTGACAATATTGAGATTTTTAATAAGAAGGCTGTATATCTTTACCTTCGAGAATTGACTGGCTTAAATACAAAGCAAGTTGTTAACTGCTTAAACAAGATGAGAGATAGATATAAAAAATTTAAGGTAGATTGGAACGAAGGAAAATATTAACCAATCTAATTACTATAGAAATGACTGATTTAGAAAAATATATACAAGAAGCTATTGAGAACATTCACAATGATCGCAAGGTCACCAATGACCTCCTTAAAGACGTTATGCGTTTGTTAGCTGTCGATGGTACTGCATATGAAAAAGTAGGCGCAATCGCTGCAAAATATGTTGAAACACTGCAAAGATCTAACGAACAGTTAGTAAAGATTGCAGCTTTGACACAGAAAGCAACAACTAAGTCCGAGGGCCTTTCAACTGCCGACAAAGACGATTTATATGATTTAATCCAAGGCGATAAGGAATGAACAAGTGGCCGATGAAGAAGAAACTAGCGAATCTGGCACGGCATCAGGAACACAACTTCCTCCCGAGATAGCTCCACTTGGAACTTCTGAAGATCAAGTAGCAAAAGATGTTCTTGAATCTGAGGATTTCACAAAGAGCATTTTTGAAAAATACGCTTACGGAGATCTGAATCCATGGGTACGATCCGAGACCGGAGAGTTTCTTGATAAAAGTCATTCTACTTTTCTAGGTTCTCTTGGGATAGGCACCTTAAGCTCAACTAACCAAAATATTTTTGGAAATCAATATATTTTTAAGGCAGAAGTTTTATACGCTTGGAAAGTGCCGGGGCCAAGTCCACACGGTTTTCTTTCTCTATTTCCAGATATAACAAACGCTGTGCATGTTAAAGCTAGAATCCCAGAGTTGCATCAATTACCCCTACCAGCCAACCTGCCGATTGAAAACAATCCTACAGACGTCAAAGCAGATTGGTCAATTATTAATCAATATCCAACTTATGTTGCGAAAGATACTCTTGTTTCAGAGTATGGTTTGCCGCAACCGGGCCAAATTATTTATGTAGGTTACGAATGCATCAACCCTTTCCGTGGCGGTTTGTATTTAGGTCCAATCAATAAGACGCAGGTTTTCATCCCGAACCCCAATACCCCTGCCGAGCCAATGCCGTTTGGAACGCCATCTGGTAGAGTTGGAGGAGTTCCAATTAACCCAAAACCTCTTGGCTCCAACGAACTTCCAAAATCCTTACAACAGGGAAGATATATTATATTTGGAGACAGTCAGGCTCGCGGACAGTTAGGAAAAGCGGTTGAAGAACGTCTGCGAGAATATGGAGTGTCTCCACCAAATGGTTATGTGCGAAAAAATACATCAAGAGTAGGCGCTCAGATTAGAGAATTTGCACCAATGGGCTCAAAGCGCCTCCGCAAACTGGGAAAGCTAAGATCAACAGGTGTGTATAATGGAGGTCCAGATAATGGAATATCAGGACCAAATACAATACAAAGATTTTTAGATGACAAAGTTGAGAATATAATTTGGATCGGTGGAGGTAACTCAGCCGGCAACAACAGTTCTACCTACACCGGCGCAATGAGAGAGATCATCGAGAACATAAAAAGGACTGCTGGTCCAAATACAAAGATAATTTTAATCGGCCCGCCTAGGCACTTTAGAAGGGATGCCGAAGGCAATCAAAAAAGAGCAAATGTCGCGAACTCTTTTGATTCTTTTGCAGCAGCCGACCCACAAATTACATCTTATAACCCATTTGTTCTGTGGTCTGATCAAACCACCGCATCCACTGGCGACGGTGTACACCTTTCCCGCAAAGGCGCTCAGACTCTAGTAGATCGGATTATGCCTCCAAGAGCAGAAGAACGAGTCCCAGCCGGCGCAGGAGCTACTGACCTACCAGCAGATCTCCTTGAGGAAACTTCTGAATCCACCGCTCAATAAAACTGATAAAAAACTAATTATTTACTGTGTCCACATTTCATAAAAAACCCGGAGAACTAAACCCAACAACAAAGGCGTCAACAAAAACCTTTGTCGATCCGCAGCACACCACCTTTTTCGGCCTTGCAAAGCAACAATCAATTGATGCCACAAGAGAAAATGTGTTTGAGGGGATGACTAGATTCAAAGCAGTTGTATTATACGCTTGGAAAGAAACTCCTTCAGAAGAAGCCAATGCATCAACTCATATGGGTGGTTTAGGCGAATATGAGACGGTATACGTTAAAGCAGCAATCCCAGAGATTGATAAAATGCCCTTTCCTTCAAAGCTCCCCATCGCAAACAACAGCCAAGCTGACGCAGATTGGACAATGATTAATCAATATAAAACATACGCAGCTATGGATACATCAATTTCTAATTTAGGTGTTCCTGCTCCCGGAACAATAGTATATGTTACATTTGAACAAATAAGCGCAGATCATATTGCCGGAGGAATATATATGGGTCCAGTGAATATCGATGATATGCCAAACCCCGAGGGACTTTTAGAAACACCCGATGTCAAATGGACTCAAGGAACTACCACTTTGCAAAACTTCGATCTTGATTTAGGAGATATGGACCTTCCGGAAGTTATAACCTCACCAGAACAGGATATAGCGAGAGCGTTATGGGTGCAACATCAAACCAAACTTATCTTCCCGGGCACAATAGGATTCCCTGCAAGAATGCTTTTTTCAATACAAGCTTGTGAAAGCGGTGGAAATCCCAATGTAATAAGATTTGAGCCTCATGTTTTTTATGGTTACACGAAAAGTGGTCCAAATTCTTATCAAAAAGCAAATCGGACTAGGAATGGAAACAAGATACCCTACCCAATGCCCGTGCCATATCAAGGCGGAGGAAATGTTGCGGGTTTTCAACAGAAAGGTTACGGATGGGCAGTCCGTCGAGGCAAACTAAAACAAACTAGAGTCTCTTTCAGGGGTGAAGAGACCAATTCAGCCGCATTTCAAAGAGCTTTCGCTCAAGATCCAGTCGGAGCTTTGTTTTCAACGAGTTTCGGAGCTTATCAATTTTTAGGAATGTTCTTATTAGCAGGAGCAAACCCAGAAGTAAGAGGGAGTATATACAATCACTCAACATGGACAGCGGAGCACGCACAAAAAGCACTTGCACTTTATAAAGAAAACCCAATTAAAGCTAGTGATTATGGTGTGGTGGCTATAATCAAGGCAAAAGGTCGTGATTTTGTACAAAGAGCGGCCTCTGCGGCCTATGTTCCCGGCGCATTACCTGATTTTGCGTATGTAGCACGTCGATTTAATGGAGACACAAGTGCATATTCTAATTTTAGACAAGACAAATCTAAACCATATTCTTCAAAAAGAAAGAAGTGTCCGGATTTAAGAGAGTACGCCGGCCAGAATTTAAAGAATTTTAGAAATACTTGCGGTGGATACGCCGGCAAGCTTTTTTATAATTGGTTGAAATATCGAGAACTTGAAGGATTGTATGAGAAACAATTAGCTGCACAACTTGTAAGTTCTACTTATCCGGATTTGGTTTGAGGTTAAAAGATGGCGAAACAAGACGAATTTGACGAAAGACAACCTGCTCCTCCCGATAACGCTCGTGTTGGTGATGATGTTTCACCTCTTGACCCGGCACAGAGTCAAAGCGAGAGCAGTACACAAGAATATAGCGAAGAAGAGACTTTTCAAACAGAACTTGATCGAGACCCAGCCTTGAAAAACCCTAGGGGCGAGACTGTTGATGTAAATCTTGTCACCAAGCTTGCCAAAGGCGATTACGTTGATGGGACATTAAACCCCATACCTACAAGATCTATAACGCCTTTTACTATCGATCAACACCATACATCTTTTTTAGGAATGGCGAAAAATTTTAGCATGAAACAATATGAAAATAGTGTTATTAAGAATGCTGGATTTATAAAGGCTATCGTATTATATGCTTGGGAAGAAGAGCAAGGAGACGTTTATAGAGAGGGTCCAACGGGTTTAGAACCCACAATCAAGACAATTTTGAAAGTAAAAGCGAGAATACCAGAACTTCACGTAACTTTACCCACACCTAGTAGCTTGCCTTTAGCAAATAATCCAAATTTTGCAGCAGACTGGACAGCTATTAATGCACATCCGACCTTTTTAGCCGCAGATACAAGTATAGCAAAGCTATCAGATGGCGTGCCGCAGCCCGGAGATGTCATATATGTTGATTTTGAACACAGATTAACGCAAACTGGGCCAATTTATCTTGGTCCTTTAAGTGTCAACTTTGCATTCAACCTGCCTTCACCACCAGAATTGATTAAAGAAATACCCACTGAGCTAGATAAACCTTTAGTTCTCGATCCTATCGCGGGTCTAGAGTTTAATATAATTCAAGGCCGACCATTTAGTGGTGGAAAAATGCCTAGGACCAAAGAAATAGATACGATTGTGATTCATGAAAGCGTAGTAGGAGAGGGTACGGGCGCTGGAAAGGTCGATGGCGGGCGAGATAGAACTTACGGTGTATTAGAAAAGAGACAGCTTTCAATTCACTTTACTGTAGGAAAGGATGGCTCAGTGCACCAACACGAAGATCCCGCTAAAGTGGTTACTTTCCATGGAGGCGGTGGAACAGAAGGTGGAGGAATGAACGGAAGGTCTATTGGCATAGAAATATTGAATAGATGGAAGGCCAGTTCTTCTGAAACAGTCGACGGTCGAAAGATAATCCGTGAACCCAGATTTGGTCAAGGTCAAGGAAACTATGTTAATCCTCCACAAGCGCAGCATGAAGCCTGCTACAGATTAATAGCATCAATGGTTAAGAAGTTTCCAAAACTAAACATGCAGTTTTTTGGTTCTCGACAGGGAAGCTTCTTTTTTACCAAGTCTCCCGGTCGTGCAACGGGTATAACTGCACATGGAAACTATGTGGCTAGAAAGTCTGATGGATTCCCCACTGCAATGTATTGCGCGTGCAGAGCTAGAGGATATAGTGAGCAGGAATCTTACGAATATTTAATACAAGCTCTCAATTCAAACTCAAAGACATCAAACTCCGAAGGCACAGTGTCTTATCGACTGCCTCCAATTAAACAGGGAGTCTTTTCTTTACCGGACAGTACAGAACCCACTGTATAGAAAGGAACTTAAACAAATTTAACAATTCATGATACTTATAACAGAGAGGAATAATTATGGGTGATAAGAGAAAAGCGGTCAATTTAAGTGGCTTAAGCGCTCAACAAAATAAAGCATTAAGCAAAATACCCGCTAATAAAAGGGGTGTCGCTAATGAGGGTACTTTTGGAGAGCCCCGTCCCGAAGCAGTTCCTCACTTTATTCAAACAGAGTCTGAGCATGTTATTTCTAACAAAAACAATTCTTGGATTGTTCTCGGTCGCGACCGTCCTCGTGGAGTCGCTTCCGGTTACGGCGGCAAGGGCGACACCGGCGCAGCTTGTATTGATCTTTGTGTCGGAAGAATGTCAGCAAACCCTATTACCGACGCATATGTTGATCCAAATTTTCGAACCGATGCAGCCCGAATTTATATAAGTCAAAAAACAGATATTGATGAGAACTTTAATTTGACAGAAGGTTCTCTTGGAATGTCAGAAACAAAGTCTGCAGTCGGAATCAAAGCTGATGGTGTACGCATTGTCGCAAGAGAAGGTATTAAACTAGTTACAACCACAGATTCCTTAAACTCTCAAGGAGGCCGTGTTAAAAGTATAGGCAACATCGATTTGATCGCTGGAAACAATACAGAATTTTTAGAACCGGCAGTAAAAGGAAAACAGCTAACAAACATGCTTAGAAAAATGCTTCAACAGATATCTGATTTAACTGAAAACTTAAATGGTTTCCTAGCTTCTCAGATGGCATTTAATTCAGCAATGGGTACGCATTCGCACCCAGTTGTTATTACCCCATTTACCCCACCGGTAGCCCTTACTTCTCCCAGCGCAGCCTTAGCTGCGACAACAGCGACAGTTACTCAAGCTTCTAGAACTGTTCCATCTCTTTTAGTTGCAAAAGCAAACAAAGTTGGACTTGAGTTCAATTGTCTAAATGAACTGGGTGAGGATTATATTTTAAGCAGGAACGTCAATTTAACGTAATTTAAACAATGTCTTGGATAAACGAGAAAATAAACATCCCTTATATCGATGGTGAATATTACAGCGTTACTGTTGAAGTTGGTCACAAGAACAAGTATCCCGGTGATGGAGGTCGAGCCGCAGCTTTAAGAGCCGGCCTTCTTGCCATTGGTGAATATTATGGGAAAGACGTTTCTCGCCTCGTCGGGCCGGATCCAATGATAAACTCTTTGACCACGGGAATTATCACCCAAGAAGATCTTCATAAAAGAACCAATAAAACAGAACTCTCACGTCGAGGTGTTTTACTGGTTGGTCCAAAGATCGACCCCCGCCCCCGCCCTAGGACATCTAAGTACAAAGTTGGAGTCTTGAAGGGATTTATAGATCTTCAGTATGATATTTGGCCTGTCCTTCCATGGTTAGGTTCCGGACAAGATGGACCCTTAGACTTTAGTTTGTTCGAAGGTACATGGGATGAGTATCTTGCATCTGGCATGCCTGAAAAGGCCCGCGAGAGAATTTCAGAATTAAGGACGACTTTTGTACGCGCCCGGTCACTTCCATCTGATAATAATATTTTTGCAAGTTTTTATTCTGGGAAATACATCGACTTTGATACACCAATTCAAGAAGGACTGTATTATCCCGGAAAAGAGTCAGACCACGCTCCTATTATGGTTACAAGACCACCACGCCCGTTTTATGATAAAGACTACGGCCCGTTATCTGCCGATATGCTTGGGGAAAGAAACACATACAATTATACCGAGCTTAATTATAAAAACTTTGATGAGTTCCACAGGCGCATCGAGACTCTTAGATTAGTTCTAATCGACTATCAGAATGAGCACGAAGCCCTGACTCAGTATCGTATGGTTTATGCGGGGACAAACATACCTTTTGATCTTAATATCGTCGGCGAAGCTTTAGTTGCTCTCCGAGAAGAAATAAAAGATTTTATAAAATTAAACAAAGTTGACCAGACCAAACCATTTACAATCGCACTTAGATCTGAAGTTGAATATGACAATCCAGCAAAGACATCGGCAGTTAAAGATTTAATTTCTACTAGAGGTCACATAGCTTACATAAGACTTGGCGACAAACCTTTGAGAAACGAAGGGAATCCAGAAAAGTGGAATTTTCTTTGGAAAGGGTTTAGAAGAGTCAAAAACGCAGAACAGAATTATAATAGTAACATCGCAAGTATCTTAAGCAATTCGAATATGATATTAAACCAGCCCGGGACAGATTATAATTCTGTGTTAAGCAGGGTGTGTTCCGGAACTCCCCCAAAAGCCCCTACTTCAGGCGAAACAAAACAAAGAATGGGTGTCTTGGCCTTTGTAGAGTTATATTTTCAAGATCAACCGCAAAGAAGAAAGATAAAAATAAAATCTACAAAACAAGCTTTTGATTTATTTAAGCGCCTAGGTTATGGAGAACCAAAACCAAAGTCAGCAAGAGAAGTTCGTGCCGAAAAAGAATTAACAAAGGACGAGTTTCTCAAAAGACAGATCGCCAACAGAAATAGAGAGTTTAGCCATCAGGTCGGAGATGTAGTTTTTGCGCAACTACCAGCAAATGTCGATAAGATAAAGAGTTGGGATGATATTTGGGGGTATGTGCTAAATCGTGTTAATTTAACAACTTTAGCAACTGAAATTTTAGAATGTGTTGGACTGGGATTGTCAATTGACGATATAGTTGATAGCCTGTGCGACGGATTTCTTAAACAGATAGGTCAGAATCCTGATCAGATTGATGAAGCTTTCAGAGTTATTGAGAGTACTACTTTCTCTCCCGGGGGCATATCGGTCGTTTCAGGTGTTCAGATTTCTATTTCTATTCGCGAAAAGATGGCAAATTACATTAATCAAGGTGTAGAAGATCCTTTTTATCAAGCAGTGATAGAAGAGACTACAATGAACGCTAGCGGAAAGAGATTAGTATGTGAAGCTATCATGACCGGAATCTTCTCACTTGGAGATATACTTTACAAAGCAGCCTCTTCAGTACCAGATTTAAGTGAAAAAGACCCCCGCCCGGTCATATCAAACTGCCCTCCAACGTTTAGAATACCTGATTCTATCCCTTCTTGGGAAACTTTTTTGGTTTATATCGCTCAACAGATTGAAGATTATTTATATACAAAAGCAGATTCACTAATATGGATACCTATTAATAGATCGCTACAAGCTATAGTCGAGGCGTGCGACAACGAAGGGGACTTTGGCAACGTAACTGTCGCAGATGTATTGGCAGAACCAAGAAGCATGGAAGAGAAGTTTAAGGGTACCGGTGTAGATTCACGAAACTTCTTGCAAGCTGTTTTGGGCATATTAAGTACAAAAGAGCTTTGCACACTTTTCGACGGAGAACCTTCCCCAACCTTGATGATGACAATTCGTCGATTCACAGAAACTGAATTTCCAGAATTCTCAAAGATATTTTCTACGAACGATAAGTTAAAAACATTTTTCCAAAGGATTGGCGAAGATTTAGATCTTTCGGTCTGTGATAGCATCGCAGCTAACCGCCCTCTCCAAGATCTCTGCCGCGACGGAGAGACTAATCGTCAAGCGGCTTTAAGAGAATCTTTATTAGCGAAAGGTTTATCCGAAGAAGAAGTCAACGAACAACTTGAGCTTGATAAAGATATTAAGAGAGAGCAAATTGCAGATTTAACTTCTTTATTATCATTCGATAGAGATTCAAATAGAAAGATTGGCGCAGCAGCATTGGGTCTAGGCGAAATATTTGCAAGCTCTGCTATGGCATCAAAACAAACCGGCTATGCAGTCGACGCTGCCTTTCAGGGAGTTGAAAGTTTGTTTTCGTACGATGTAGCCCAGCTTGTCCCTACGATCTTACAGCAAATTCAAAAATACAGAGATCAAGGTTTAGAAGTTGATAGGTTGCCAATTGCTGATATTTTAGAGTCTGCCACATCTAACTTTATTACAGTCGGCGGCGGAGGAAAGCATTCATTCTCACTTTGGTCACCGACATTGGGTTTCCAACCCGGAACACTAGATATCGACCCGTCGAGTGATACATTTAATGAATATATTGTAGGTTCGGCAGAAATATCTTATTTAGGACAGCGAGGAAATGAAGCCCAGCCCGGAGCTACAACAATTAATTATAAACTACTTCCAACACAGAAGATTGAGACCGGCAAAAAAGACAAATATACATTAGCGATAAAGGCTACCACGCCCACAACGGTGATTGATGCTGTTTATCACGATCCATATTTTGGTGAACAAACCAAAACAAGTGTGAAATATGATCATAATGAGATATTCTTATCTGAAATCGGCCCCGAAGGTAACAATCCTGAAATATTAGAGAAATATAACCCTTTCGTCGAACAATATCAAAAAAGCACAGGTCCACAAAAGCCTTATCAAATGTTTGTATTTGAATCTTTATTTGATTTGGCACTGAAAAGCGAAATAGCGTCCGAAGGCGACACACAGGCTTCACAAGAATTCAACGAAAGCTTGCAACCTGTCCTTTCTGAGCGTCCATGGACAAACGGACGTAATTTTTCTGTTCTTGATTTTGTGTACGACAAGATATTTGAGCAGTATTTGGAGCAGATTTCACAAATTATAGCTTCATCCGAATATTATAACTTAGAAAAACTTCAAGAAATAGATTTTGGGTCTGAGTTCGGATCTAAACTTTTAGGAATGTCCCAAGTGAAGAATAGTGTTAGCCGCACTTCGCAAGCAAACATGATGAACATAGACTTAGAGGCTTTAGAACCGGGCGAAGCTCCCGACCATCTTGGCAATGCACTGTTCGAGGGATCAATTCAGACATTTATAAAATTATATATCGCAGAGCTTACGGTAAAATGCTTATTTGTATTTTCCAAATTTAGATCTGAAGATGTTTTTTCAGATCCAATAATGGCAGAATTTATTTATAAGCGGGTTGTGGACATATCCTTACCAGATGGAACCAGCCTTTACGATAACTATGTTAGTTTCTTAAACAAAATGGAATCAAAACTTAGACTTCGAATGTCAGATTCGACAGACGAGGATATTAATGCAAAAATAAAAGAAGAGATATATGATGGAAATGAAACACCAAAAGATCTTCTCATCTCAGTTGTAAAAAATATCTTTAAGTCCGGCGGGAAAAATGAAGAAACAAGAGAAGCTTTAGAGAATCTCCTCGATATATCTCTTCCGAAGATTGAATCTGATATTATCGAAGAAATGAAAAATGAAGGCGAAGATACAGAAACAGCCCCAAAAGAAATCCCAGTGCCATCGGTCGAAACCATTACAACTGAATATTCTGATATGAACTTCGACCAAGCTTGGGCAGCCAATCAAAAGAGATTCGAGTATAAAGGGGCATCTAAATTAACTCCTTTAGACACAATCCCGCCTCTTCCTAGATATCAAAAGTTTTCTCACACTTCAGAGGGTGTTTCGTATTACGATTATAAGGATATTCCAATTTATGATTACGGTCAAGAAACAGAATCTGGATGGCACCTAAGTGAAGAAGATAAAACAAACTGGAATATTATCACCGGCCCCGGTAAGAGCACGTTGTTAAGAGAACACATCCCATTCGGATTCCCCGGACAATATGCAGATCTTAGACCTATTGAAATTCCAGCCGGCGTAACCTTGCCTCCCGGTACCGCGTGGGATCCCGGAGATACACAACTCGTTGATCTGTCATCTCCTGTTGTACAAGACGTTGCTTTTGTTGGAACGTGGGACGTGGAGATCGTAATGGACAAAGCAAAAGTTCAAGCAGATCTACAGGTTAAAGCAAATGCCACTGGTGGAGGATTCGACAACCCTTATTATTCAGCCAAAAACAACGAGGCCACACTCAGGGCCTATTTCAGCCGTTTAGTCGATGGCGAAAAAGCATGGGGTCCAGATTCAACAGGGTTACTCCCAGAGATCTGTAATATTCACAAATCAGTTACCGTCGAACAAGAGATTGTTGGAATGGGTGATACAGAATACGCCCAAAAAGTATACGCAGATCCGTCTGAAAACGTTGGCCTTTGGACATTACAGGGATCGGGATTAGAGATTGAGAGTGCACAATTTAGTGTTGCTTCAAAAAATTGGAGAAATTTATGGGGAAGCTCAATTAAAACGCTCTTCTTGAAAGATGCCGGATATTTTCATGCTGAAAAGTATTTTGAACAAAATTCAGCTTTGTCAAAAGATATTTACAAGCCCTTTGTTGAGGATCGATTAAAATATGTAGATGTAGAAGACCCTTCAACGTGGTTGGCCAGCAACGGTCTTCCTGAAGAATATGAATTGGTTGATGGTGTCGCCATAGTTCCTGTTAGATTCGAGATCACTTCTTGGACAGGCGAAGGTGGCGCTCAAGGATCTGGTGTCCCAAATGGAAAACCAAAGTACAACATTATCTACGAAGAGCGCCCCGGTAAGATACTAAGGCGAACTCTCAAAAAAGGTCTTATACACAACGCGCTTAGCACGACAGTTCACGGCCCAGTTACAAAAGAAGCTTGGGAGCTTCAAGAGGTTTCCGATTCAAACGACGCTAGCAATTATCCTCTTATCCAGATCCGCCCACCTGTATATTGGTATTGGGAAGGAGACTCCGGCGGCTGGTTTGAAACATCTTTTGGCGCAGAGAGAACAGTACCAAAAGTTACATATTTCAGGTTTACAGTTAATGGTTCAAACTTTCAGCCCAATACTAAAGTTGCTTTAGCTCCTGTTAACGGTGTGGGTCCACAATATCCATTCGAGGTCGAGTATCTATCTGATACGGCTTTGCAGGTCACAATGCCAATTAGCATTAACAGTGGGAATCAAAGTTATCCGGACAAAGCTGGAGATTATGAATATACACCAAATGCCGGCACAATCGCAGCTAAAGAAGATGGAAAAGACCTTGTTGATCAAAAAGGCGGCCCGACAGGTCAAATATATAAAATGAATAATATCAAAGTTTTCAATTCATTGTTAGCTTTAGTGGTAGAAAATCCGGGCCAAGGCTCTCGTGGTGTCGCACCAATGTATTTTCACACGTACAATAGACCAGAACGCATGTGGAATGAACTTTTTCTCTCGCCATCAGATTGGGTGAAACAAGGAGAGTCAAACTATAATCCCGACTCCCCACCAGAAGCCCCTCCTCAACAGATATCGTTTGATGAAGATCCTATTGGTGAGAAATTCCAAGCATATGCCCTTCCTGTGTATGGTAGTTTAGACAAAGCTTGGGAAGTTGTCGATGTTGCTGATATCTGGGGAAGAGAAATTGAGCAAAAACGTATTGTGAATAATAATACAGATGTTAACATCGCCGAGTTGCTCGAATCAGGAAATAGCCCTCCAAACTTTGGCCTCTCGAATCAATCCTCTGCTAAACGAACTATAAATTGGTGCGAGCCAAGATTGTTTGAAACAGAAGCTCTCAGAAGCAAATATTCAACAGGTGGTTTTATATTAGAGAAATATATCAAGATAACAGAGAAAAGCAGCCATGTTTGGCCCAAAGGCCCCTCAAGAAGCGCAATCACAGACCAAGAATATTCTTCATATTCTTATCAGTTCGACAAAAACTCGAAGAGTGTCATCGGTAACTTTGTTAAGTATGACGATCAGAACTCTCTTGGAGAGGGTGCGATTGCCACATCCCCCGGTAAAGAACACACGCTTTCATATGCTGCTTTTATTCGACTTTTGATAGAACAAACTCAAGGTTCCACAAATATTTTAGAAGAGGTGCTCGGTATACAATATGATATTTTATCATATGGTTCCGGAACTTCCATCGTCGATATTGCACAAGCTGCCCCGGAAGGAAGAATCATTGTTTCTGAAGACGAAGACGATTTAGAAACCTTAGATGAAATAAAAGGCGACACACACTTATACGCAAATCACAAAACGGTTTGGTCAAGTCTCCAAGAATTTATAGATTATGATAAACAGTTTAATCCGGAAGCCGAATATGATGTTCGACCATATAAAGAAATTAAGACCGTCTCTTCCGGACTTGGAGTGCCCAAACAGGTTGGATTCGTAGGATTCAAAGTAGTCAGGTTGACAGAAGACCTCTCTTATCTCGCAGAGTTCGCAACTGAAATAAAAGAAAACCAGAACGTACGAAATTTATTATTTGGTTCTTGGAACGACGTTATTGAAGACGTAAAATATGGATTAAGATTATCATATGTGTTCCCAGAGGACGTATATGAAAAATATGGGAAGACTTCTTTCCCCGGAGGAGTCAAGGCAGCCCTCAATACAAGTTTAAATCCATATTCGTCGATGGACATAAACGAAACCGTAGGGCTATACTCTAATCAAATCGCTGCTTTAAATAAGCAAATTGGCGATCTCGAAAAAGATTATGTTGCATATCTAGGAGATGAAGATAATCCAATTAGCCAAGCTAAAGCCGAAGCAATTGCACCCGCTCTTGCAGAATTAAAAAAACAACGGGCTGATGTCACTTCCGCAGCACAGGGTATTATGGAAATACAAAACCCCGGAAATTTCTCAGATGAAAGTAGACCGGTAATATTATATCCCGAGAACTTTTTAACGAACCTTGTTTCCTCGAATACTGCAAATGTTATTCAAAGCAAGTCTTTTTTAAATAAAACGCTCCAACTTAAAGAAGCAAATAGCGATGATGGCACAGCGAACATAGCTCCAGAATCTTTATACGTGGTGCCAATGGTCACAGTTGAAATCGGACCAAATGACCCCGGCTTCCCAGAACAACTTAAACAGGGAAGCTTTACAGATTTAAGATCTGCATATCCCACAGTAAAGCCCGATGGCAAAGTACCTTATGGTAAGGGAGTATATGACGCCCTGTACAAGAAACTTAAGAAAAGCAATGATTTCAGACTTCTTTTTGAATATGTTTTTCCATCAAAAAGACTGCTAGGGTTGAATACATTATATAATATTTTGAATTTTGATTCGTTCTTTAGCGACAAATCTGCCTTCGACGGCATATTTAGCAATACAGAGGATCAAGCTTATAGCATCTTGAAAACAAGTAGAGACGCCCCCGGCGGAAGCTATGACTCCGAAGACGAAGAAGAAGGATAGAACAGATGTCAGGAATTTCACCAAAATTACCCTTAGTAGCAAATTCAGAAGATGGTCACTACGGCCTAACTAAAACTTTTTTAGAAGCAACAAAACAAAACTTCAAACACCTTCTTTTGACCATCCCGGGCGAGAAAGTATTTGATGTTAACTTTGGCGTCGGATTAAATCAGTTTCTTTTTGAGCAAGATCCATATTTTGTCAAGGGAGAAATATCAGCGAAGATCCAAGAACAACTTGATCTTTATTTGCCACATGTGTTGTTGCTCGATTTGCAATTTCAAAATCAAGAAAACTTCGACGCAATAAGCGGCAACTTGTTGAGCCTAAGGTTGATATACAAGCTTCAACCATTTAATCAACAGGATTTCCTTGATATAACTATTGAATAATACTAATTAAGCATAGAGGTTTAGCCGATGGTAAAAAAGTTTCCAACAATAAGTTACACTAGTAGAGATTTCAACAGCATAAGAAATGATCTCATCGAGTATGCAAAAAGGTATTATCCAGATACCTTTAAAGACTTCAATGAGTCCAGCTTCGGCGCTTTGATGATCGACCAAGTAGCTTACATCGGAGACATAATGTCCTTTTACTTGGACTATCAGGCTAATGAATCTTTTTTCACAACAGCAAACGAGTATGACAACGTTGTGAAACTCGCACGACAGGTTGGATATAAAATGTCAGCCCGAGGAGCGTCATCCGGCGTTGTAACTATGTTTGTGTTAGCACCCGCCAACTCAAACGGAATAGGCCCTGACACAAAGTATCTACCAGTTCTTCTGGCCGGCTCACAGTTTGCTTCAACATCCGGAGCAACATTCTCTTTAAATCGATCTGTAGATTTTTCAAATCCAGACAACGATGTTGTTGTAGCACAAGTTGACTCAGATAATACACCAACTTTTTATGCAGTTAAGGCAGAAGGAACAGTTACTTCCGGAGAGTTTGTACAAGAGGACGTGACAGTTGGTCAATTTGAAAAATTCCTTTCAACAGAATTAACAACAAAGAACATCACAGAAGTTGTATCGATAACAGACTCCGAAGGACACGCTTACTTTGAGGTCGACAACTTATCACAAAACACAATTTACATCCCAGTTGCAAACCAGAACGATGATCGTTCTAGTGTAGCTTCTGTAATGGTACCTGTTATTGTTCCTCGCCGTTTCGTGGTTGAAAGAGAAAGAGACAGAACATTCTTACAGTTTGGATATGGATCAGACTCGGAGGTTACGACAGATTCAGTTGCTGACCCAACAGATGTATTAATGGACTTGCATGGCAGAACTCATGTTTTAGAAAAATCTTTTGATCCAACAAAGCTCTTATCGACAGACAAATTTGGCATCGCCCCCGAAAACACAGTTTTAAGTGTGGTTACGCGAAGAAATACCGCAACTACAGTTAATGCACCCACAAACACTTTAGTTTCATTAGTAAGTCCCAAGTTCCAATTCAGAAATAGGAACTTGTTAGATGAGGATAAAGTAGCCACAGTTATTGGAAGTCTCGAAATTACGAACGAAGCACCGATCATTGGCGATTCTTCTTTACCAGAGCCCGATGAACTGAAAGCAAGAGTCAAAGCTCACTTCGCTTCTCAGAACCGCGCAGTTACTCAACAAGATTATCAAAGTTTGATCTATAATTTACCACCACAATTTGGTAAAATAAAGAGGTGCGCTATCTTTCAAGACCCTGACTCGTATAGAAGAAACCTTAATGTCTATGTTTTATCTGAGAATACAGACGGAACATTAACTCAAACTCCGGAAACAACAAAGGAGAATTTGAAAGCATGGCTGGCTAGATATAAGATGATTAACGATACTATAGATATTTTAGACGGCAGAGTGGTTAATTTAGGAGTCACTTTCGAAATTATAGCAGACGAAACAGTCGGCAAGTACGAAGTTTTGCAAAGCTGCTATGCTGCATTAAGAAGTTTGGTGACAAACAGAGTATTAAACATGGGCGAATCTTTTTCGATATCTAGAATATATAAGATATTAAACAGCGTCTCTGGCGTTATCGATACGGTCGACGTTAGTTTGGTTAACAAGACCGGCGGAGTATACTCAACAACACCATTTGATATCAATTCAAATTTATCTTCCGATGGCCGCATGTTATATATACCAGACGATCATATCTTAGAAATTAAAAGACCAAGCTCGGACATCCAAGGAGTTGTGAAATAGTGGGAATCAAAAGATACATAGCTAATAAAGACAACACAATAACAAATGCTTTTAAGGCAGACCTTAGAACGAGAGGGACTGGTTCAAATATGGGCGAGTCTGATATTTTAGAAGTATTTTCTATTTCTGCTCAAGAGCACTCAGCATCTTGTGAGTTGGCGAGAACTTTAGTTGAGTTTCCTGTTGATACAATTATCACAGATAGAAACGCTGGCGACCTCCCGGCTTCCGGAAGCGTCAACTTTTATCTTAGAATGTATAACGCAAAACATTCTGTAACTTTACCAAAGAACTTTACGCTCGTAGCTGCAGCAATATCTCAATCTTGGGAAGAAGGCACCGGCCTTGATATGGAAGAGTACTCTGACCTGACTTACGACGGGATTGGATCAAATTGGATCACGAGATCTAGCGGATCCTCTTGGGGGACTATCGGAGGAAAGTATCATGCAAGTCCTCAGTTTCAACAAACGTTCACTCGCGGCCACGAAGACTTGGAGATGGACATAACCCACTTAGTAGAACAATGGGTCACTGGAGAAAACTTTGGTGAAGGTGGTCCAAATAGAAAAATGAACAATGGTATAGGAGTTTACCTGACATCTAGTCAAGAGGCCGAGGCCAAGATTGGAGTCGCCAACGCAGTTCTACAAAACCTTACAGGTTCAAAGCAGTCATATTATACAAAGAAATTTTTCGCACGAGGTTCTGAATTCTTTTTCAAAAGACCTTGTATCGAGGCACGTTGGGATTCAACAGTTAAAGACGAATCATCGAACTTTAAGTTCTGGAGCCCTCTAGCAACAAACGCCGATAATCTAAACACAATTTATTTTTATAATATCGTCAATGGTCAATTAAAAGATATTTCAACAGATTATCTCACAAATAATAAGATCTTAGTTAGTCTTTATTCTGGCTCGCACGATGGAAGCCGCCCACAGGGCAGCCCCTTACTATTAACGTCATCATCTTATTCAGCTTTAGGGCATACTCCTATTGCGGCTACAAACAACACTAATGCGACGGGAGGCTTAACTACAACTACTGGTATATATTCTTGTTCTTTGGCGATTACAGGGGCAAGTGTGTCCGGTACATTGACCAATATGTTCGCAGTTTGGCACAATATAGGATTTGGTGGCTCAACTGGTAGATATCAGTTCCACACATCCTCCGTTTTTGTATCCCCTCGTAAAGCTTCGGTGGTCAATGATCAGCCTAGTTATGTAACCGCTGTTACAAACTTGAGGCCATCCTATCATAAGAATGAGAGTGCAAGATTTAGATTCTATGTTCGCGAAAAGAATTGGAATCCAAACATCTTTGTGAAGGCCACATCAGAACCAGAAGCTTCTGTAATTGAAGATGCATACTTTAGAATTTCTAGAGTCGCAGACGACCACACAGTAATCGATTATGGCACAGGAAGTACAAACAATGAGTATTCTAGATTGTCATATGATGTTTCTGGAAATTATTTTGATTTAGACATGAGCTTATTACAACCGGACTACGCTTATGGTATAAATCTTGTTTATTATATTAATGGTGCATATGTAGAACAAACTGAAAAGTTTAAATTCCGAGTTGAAGAGTCATGAGCGCGAAAGACGTATTTGAAAAGAAAAGTAAGAAAGTATTAAAATTAAGCAGCGTGGACACCCTAGGTGACCAAGCTGAGTCGAAAAGATATGTCGAAGCAAAGACGAAAGATAAGAACCGCTTTATACCTCAGATTGACTTTGAAGTCCCTGAGAATTTCGCTAAGTTTGGTTCTGCGGAAAAATACTATATTGATTCTATCGAAAGGGTATATAAAACATACCCATATGATGGTTCTTTGTATGAAAAATCAGCATGGCTGAACTCTTCGTCGTATTTGGACGTTCATCTCTTTGAAAATAAGTACCCTAGAACAAATGGTTATGCTCTCTTCTCACCAGCCGGTTGGAGCACGTTTAACGGCTATAAATCGCAAAATATCCACAATATTTCGTCATCTTATGGTATTCCGACCACAAATGAGTACATTTCGCTCCGTGGAGGGCCAAATAAGGACACAAATAACTCCGATAAAAAGGACATTTTCCCCTCTATAGAGTCGAATGTGACCGGTTCAAGAGGCGCAAATGTCTTTGATTTGTCTAAAAATAGAGAATCTAACTTAAAAATTGGAGGTATTGACGGTAACACAATCGAGTTTTGGCTTAAAAAAGACGCTTGGACATACAATGCGGTCGATGCAGGTTGCCAAAATGAGGTTATTTTTGACTTATACAACACAGACACACCAACAAACATGCCATCTTCGAGTCATGCGAACGCTAGATTCAGAGTTGAGCTAGATGGAGCCCCTTCTGTTAACTCTCCAATTAGAATTACATACATGTCTGGTACAAATGGTTGCTTTAGTGTCCCAATTGGTCACGGTTCTGGCTCTGTTTCGGGCTCAAGCTACGTTACAAAAGCCTCTATCGCTGATGGAAGCTGGCATCATTATGCAATTGTTATTGAAAACAGCGGAAGTTCTTTGCTCGGCGCACGAAAAACAGCAGCTTTAAGTGCAAATTCGACACCACTTGAGGCCCAAGAGAACTTTCAGGCACTAAGACTGAAGCTTTATATAGATGGTCAACATAATGATACAGTGTTTACTGGCTCATCTGTAGACTATTGTAGTGCCTCCTTGCATGCAAACATCGGTGCACTGGCCACAGCACCTTCTTCTTCTACTCAAACATACGATGGAGCCTCGATGCTTGGAGCAGGAAAGCTGTCTGCATCAGTTGATGAGTTTAGATTTTGGAAAAAAAGCAGAAATGCTAGGGAAATCGGCCTGAATTGGAATGGCCAAGTCGGCGGCGGTACAAATGTAGACGACGCAAACACCGATTTAGGTGTCTATTATAAGTTTAATGAGGGTATCACTCAAACTTCCAGCGTCGATCAGAACGTTTTAGACTACTCAGGCCGCCTGACGAACGGATATTGGGAAGGATATTCAACGAACTCGCGCTCAACAGAGTCCGCTATTGTACAAGCCGGCGCAGCAACTAAAGAATTTAAAGATCCAATCGTATATCACTTCCATCCGGATGTGCAAGATCTGAGAAATGATAAGCAATTAGAAGGTATTAACCATGATACTTCAAATTCAGGACTTATATTCAGTGCTCTTCCAGAGTGGATTCAATCAGATGATTCAAAAAACAGCGGAGAGCTTAGAAACTTAACACAAATTATTGCAAGTTATTTTGATACTTTGGCACTTCAAATCAAAGAGCTTCCAAGATTAAAGGACGTGACTTATCCTAGTGCCAGTTACAAGCCACATCCTTTCGTAGAACATATGTTGGACTCAGCAGGCTTTACAACATCAGAGATGTTTGCCGATGCTGAGATCGTTGAGCACTTTCTAGCTAAAGATGAAGATGTCGTTTATGAAGACGACCTGCATAACATAAAAAATAGAATTTACCAAAACATCTATAACAACTTAGATTACATTTATAAATCTAAAGGTACAGAAAAGGGATTCAGAAACCTGATTAGATGCTTTGGCGTTGATGACGAGATCCTAAAAGTCAATATGTATGCAAACAATGCAGTTTATGCAATCGAAGAGAACACTTACGAGACAGTTGAAAAAACAAAATGTGTAGACTTCTTCCATTCGGCCAGTCATCAGGCTGTTGTATACCAGATGACAGGATCTGAAACAAATGAACAGGTTAGATCTTACATCTCTGGAACAATCAACGCTTTAGACACAGCAGCCACGGCAAATCAAGCCGGTATGGGCATGACTTACGAAGGTGAGATTGTCTTCCCAAAACCTCTTCCACCCGGAAGCAAAGCAGCAAATATTTTTTCAGAAGCCACTTCTTCACTTTTTGGAATGCACACTCCTAAAATACAAGATGAAGGGGTTACAACAGACGAACAAACATTTCAGACCACATTTGCAGCAGCAGACACCGCGAACTTTCAAGTTCTGTTTGCTAAGGAAAGGGCCGCATCGCCACATGGCCGATTTATATTAACGTCTTCTGCCGGCACGCTACAATCTCTTGTTAACCCAGCCCTCAATGGCCATGGCCTCACAAGTAGTATGTTCCATAATGTATATGAGGATAGGAGATGGAACTTCGCAGTTAGAATTCGCCCTCGTGCTTCAGGCTCTGCTGCCTTGGATGAAGTTGCATGGGGTAACGTTGTGTCAGGAGCTTATAACAACATACACGGAACGGAGACTCTGCCATATCAACTTGATTTCTACGGCGTGTCTATGATATCAGGAAGAAAAGCTGATTCTTTCCATCTCTCTGCAAGTATTTCAAAAGCTGACGGAGACGCATTCCTTATGAATCCAAAAAGAATGTTTGTCGGCGCACATAGAACAAACTTTACAGGAGCCGTATTACAGTCTTCAGATGTTAAAGCTTCTTCTTTGAGAGTGTGGTTGGACCACCTTTCCAATGATGAGATCGATGCACATGCTAGAGATGCTGGAAACTACGGTAGACTGCACCCATATCAGAATGCATATCTGTTTGAAAATAGTGGTTCAAGACCGATCCCACAGACTGTGACTCGAATTTTGAATTGGGACTTTAAGAATGTAACTGGCTCAGATTCAGCCGGATCTTTTTATGTACAGGATATATCTTCTGGCTCCGCAGCTAGCAACCATATAGATCTTGATGAAGGAGATTACGGTTGGGCTAACAATTTGGTTAACACTCACCACCCCGGCGTTGGTTATGGATTCCCAACTAGCAATACTAAAGCTGTTGATGTGGTTTACATTAGTTCCGCAAGACAACAACTCCCTGAAGTTAACAATAGTAGTGATATGGTAAAAGTATTGGCTGAGGATGACAAGAGATTTATGCAAGACTCTCGACCATCCGCGTTTTACTTTGCAATAGAAAAGAGTCCGTATCAATCAATCTCAAAAGAGATGTTGAAATTGTTTGCAACAATCAAAGACTTCAACAACCTTATTGGAGAACCAGTTAACAAATACAGACAGACTTATAAGAGAATGGAAAAGCTGAGAGCTTTATTCTTTAAGAAAGTTAGAAATACAATCGACGTCGAAAGATATGTTCAGTTTTATCGATGGATCGATTCTTCAATTAGCGATATGATACTACAGATGTTCCCAGCATCGGCGACACACTCAAGAGAGGTTCGAACAATTATCGAAAGCCATGTTTTGGAAAGAAATAAGTATCAGCATAAGTATCCTCACGTTGGCCAGAAATACGGTACACAGGGTAATTCACTAGTTGAAGGTAGCATCGGGACTCAATATAACAATCTAAGCGCCCAGCTTAATAACTTATTGACTTCAGATGTCACAACATCCCCAATTGCACCGTTAAACGAAGACGGCACTTTTAATGAAGACGAAAACCAAGGTTATTGGGAAAATTATAATGACGGTTATACAAATTTAGATGAAGAAACAAATACAGCAAGAAAAGACTTATCTAGATCACTACAAAAAGGATATGGCAACGAACACAACTTCAGCGGCGATTTCGGTCGTGCCGGCTCAAGAGGTCTTGTTGTTCTAAATCAAGGAAGCAACTCGGATACACCAAGAGCCCAAGGTTTGATTACTGGTGGAGACGAGAACGCCGCCGAAGAAAATCATATTGAACTTGTTGCTGGTTCAATAGGTATTTTGGAAGAAGCAGCAAAAAAAGTTAAAGAAGCCACTCCTTTAACAAAACTAAAGAAACATCCCGATGGAATATTAAAGGGAGCGACCGACAAGACTAACCAAAGTGCTGGTAAAGGATACTTTGCTTCCATTGGTTCCGTATATGAAGATATCGATGGATTCAGGTTTACAAATATTCATCACGATGCTTGGACAGTTAGTTCGAGACTAGAAGGGTCTCTGCAATCTCCGTTCACCGCGAAACACGTTGGAGGGCAAGTACATAGAAGAACCGCTCTTAATACAGGCTCCTATGATAATTTGACCGAAGCTCGCTCCGGAGCAGTAACAGGTGACTTCCATGGAGCTTATGGACGTCCAGAAGCCTTCAGAATTTCATTGCCGGCTAGTGAGCTAGTTACCAAAGCTACCGCCACTGCAGTAGATGCAATTGACACAACTGGCTATATAGCCGGCAGCGCGGACGCTTCGTTTACAATAGCGATCCCAACGTCTGCTGGTGGCCTAGGTGGCGATGCTGTTACAATTTTACTTGATGAAGACAAAGACGACGTTACCACAGCAACGGCTGCAGCTAACACAATTACAATCGGGACTAAAGACGGTACCGATGCGTTAGTGGCATCATTTCTTATCAATGCTATTAATGGAGTAACCGCTGGTCGCTTTGTATATGCATCATCGGGGAATGGTCAAGCCGGCGACGACTTGGGTGTTACTGCGACACAAGGTTCAAGCGATACCCAAATTACGCTTACGATGGATACCATTGGCAGCCCGGGCAATGTTGTTGATGCTCTAGCTACCGCCTCTGGTGTTAATGTAGTTGACGTGACGGATTTCACCGGTGGGGCCGGCGCAGATATTAAAATATATGCACCAGATCGAGGACTTGACGGCACAAAGGATCTTCAGCTTCAAAAGTCAACGTTCCACAGAGGCCCCAGACGCCCTGTATCGACCAGAAACATTCTTACTATGACAGGCTCGGAAGATGGCAAAACAGTCGAACAGAGACTGTATAACGCCTCTCCAGTCGGTAACTATCAAAAGAATTACCAAGTAATTCAATTGTCTGGCCGCAGAGACAACTCAACTTGGTTTGCACAAAATGCGCAAGCACAGAAGTTCGACAATCAGAATACAGAAGCTTCACTTCAATTCTCACCAGAGGTGCCGGTACTTCACATTTCGGGATCCACCGAATCCATGGAAGACTTATATAAGGTTGACTTTGAACTTCTTGAGAGAACTCCAAATAAATCTGTTTTTGTTGAGAGATTCTCTGCTCCCGGTGGTTTTGAGGTTATGTCCAGAGGATACCTTGATCGCCGAGGTGAAGAAGTTAGTGCATACAACTCACTTAACTATAGAAATCTTTTTGGAAGATATAGCTCAGGCTCTATGCGCGGAGATGATAACTCGCCTACTAACACTTTTTCGAATAGAACTCGCTTCTCAGGAACCGTTAGTATCGAGGGTGGCACAAAGCATGACGGCTTATATGCACTGTTGTATCGACGTGCTGGTAAGTTTGGACAAGATTCGGTTTATGGCTCAATGCCAGACGATGGCACCCGCGCTGGTCTGTTGGGAACACCCGCAACAGCTTCTTATCACAAAACTCACGCTAACGTAGGAAGAAGAATTGGTTTTGTAACAACATCTTCATATCATACACACAGAGGTGCAGGAGCAAGAGCTAGCAACTTCCATACTTCAAGTCATTATGATAATTTCTTTGTGACTCACGCGATTCCAAGAAGCGATCTACAATATTCTTGGATTACGGCAAGTGCGGTTGTAGATCAAGCTGGTCTCAACGGCGCAGCCTCAACGAGAACTAGGGTCAAACAAGGATCTGATTTCTTGAGTCTCTCTCCTACTGTGGCCGGTTATGAAGGTAGATTATCTAGCTCTATTGGTTTTCAACCCCCGATTACATTCTTAAGTCAAAGCGAATTGTTCACCGCCCAGCCGGCGGGATTTAACCGTCGAATCTCTGCTTGGATCAATCCTAATGCAGGCGATCACGCATCCGGCGAAAACGTTCCGGAAGATATTCAAGCTCAACCTTTCATACCTTTAAACTATGCCCTTTACGAACCAGTGACTGCTTCTGTTGCGAATGTTGATGTAACCTCTAGTCTTAATACTCTTGGGTTTGTAAGGCAATATAATCCAGAACAGTGGGTAACAACAGCAATAACCGATTACCGCCATCCGCTTAAATCTGCAACTGCTGGACAAGCAATAGAAGGGGGCACAAATTATCTGAATCAAAATATTATATTCGCTGCTTTAGGTAGTTTCGCCACTGGAGACGTAAGTCAGAAAGCAAATGCCATGACACTGAATCCTCTCCTGCTCCGCCGCAACGGCCCATACCAACATCCAACTTGGAAACAGATTAGAACAGGTGAACATCCCGTTGCAAGGCAGCTTAGAAGAGACAATCAGTTATCTATTCTTCACCAAATTCCAGTTCAAAGAGAAAGTGACCTACATCAATCAGATGCATCTTCTACGTCGAGAGTTGTCTCAAATTATAGAAATCCATTTGCGATTATGCGAACTTCGCCCTCTCACCCACCCGGAACCAAATTCGATGTCTCTGCTCCGATTGGACCAATAACTTTAGGTATTGGAGGTCTTTCGGCTGAAAAACAATCCGAGCGAGAATATGCAACACAGCTTTATAAGAATGAGATCAGAAATTATCTTATGTCTCCGTTGACATCCAAGTATTCTCCTATTATACAAACTGTTGCGGATGATGAAGGAAATGAGATTACCCTTAAACACGCTTATGGAAACAACATTGAATATATGCCTCTCGACAAACTAGACGCTATATTGAATACAAAAGAGAACACACCACAACAATTGCACGACACTTTAGTAGATCAGATTGTGGATGACAATTCATTAGAATTTAAAGAACTTGTTTACAAAGAAACTGTCTTCCCTAGAGAGCAGAATCAATACTTGGCACGAACAAGAGGTCGTGTTGATTATAGTCTGACAAGGCACGATTTGAGAAACACTCGTCATGGGCAACAAAGAACATTTTGGCGTAATTCCATGGAAGACCGAATTTTAACAAGAGTGGAGCAACCTCTTACCGGCTCCGGACATAACACGTCTGGTTCTGGAGACTTCTGCCTTAATTCAATGGGATTCCAACAATTTCACAATGTTGGTACAGCTAGCGCAGAAACTATTGAATCCCTTAATATTGAAGCAGTATATAGCTCTGCGTGGTTTAACATTGTTCCAGCGAATAGCGTATGGCCCCTAGACGGATATCAAGTATCAGGTTCGAGGCACATCAGCAAAAGAATCAGAAACTTTAATGCTAATGGCTTCCCGTCGCAGACTCACCCAACTGGTTCGATGGTTAATGGAGAACTTATGAATCCGACAGGCTATACATCGATGATGGCTTCTCTTGCGGGCTTTAATCCGATTGGTAAAGGGACCATTCGACAAGGTGAAAGGACCGGCGCATCCGTGGAGATCCCACATTGGTACGCCCCTTGCACAGCATCACAAATTTTTGTATATCCTCAAAATTGCCCAATATTTGGATATGGGGCACGCACGCAACCTGCCGGCATGCAACCAGAAAACGGCGGTTCAGAAACTATTGTATTAAACCGTCATGGTCACTATTTTTATACACATGACTTCTGGAAGACAGCTAGACTTTCCGGAAAGAACCCTTGGTTTGATTCTTATTCCGACTACGCAGAAGATATTAGACCTATGGCACAAGGTTACTCAGTTGTTCCAGAATTTAGAATTTCAGAGCATATGGACCATTATGTTTCAAATAAATTCTCATTCAACAACAGATTCTTAACTCTTGAAGGGGCATCGATTGAATCAGGTAGTGCAGACACTCCAACAGATGCATACAATCAAGATTTCTTTGAAGTTTATTCACATTCAGACTTTATGAAACACTTTGGTCAAATCAGAGATGATTACAAAGATGTAGCTGACCCAACCGAAATGACACTTCGTTGCAGCGGAATCAAAAAACTTCTTCCATATCAGGGATTCTATCCTGTTTTAAGATGTACTCAATTAGGAACATTGTTTTCTTCTTCTTACGCTCCGTTTATCAGCGGATCAAATACAAGCCATGTGACAGCATCGGTACAAACAGATGCTTATAAAGCCGTCGCCGGCAACCCAAATATCTGGAGCACTTTACAATCAGCTTCCGCTCCAGTTAAGAGTGATGCAGCGATTAGAACAATGGCTCTGTTACAGCCATTCTATGCACCCGGAATCATGTACAACACAATCAAAGCCGGCTGCGCAGTTGATTATCCGATTGTAACGGGCTCGCTTCCTAGCACAACGACCTTGAGCGCTTATGATTTTAAAAATTTCTTATCCGGAGGAACAGTTAGTAATAGCAAAAAGAATCCAGAGTTATTTAACTTTAGAATGCCGTTTGAAGCGATCATTGAACCGCACACCTATATTCCCGTTTCCTCTTCGATTGCAGATGGCGACACAAATTTAGGAAAAAACAGAATATCTTTTATTAATATGTTCTCCGCTTCCAACGAGACTCACAATCTTTACTTCGATTGGAAAGGGGATTATGATAATAAATATTCAATGGCTGCAAATAACTTCTTTGGAGAGATTCCAAGATTCTTCCTAAAAGAAGGAAATTTAAGAACCTTTACATCAAAACCAGAAAATCAATTTAAACCAATGAAGTCGGGTTCAGTTTACTACATGGATGTCGATATGTATATGACTCCAGATATGGTACAGAGTGAAGGCCCCTCGCACATCCAACAAATGCCCGGATCACCCGCTTTAACTGCTACAAAGATGAACTTCTTCTCAGCTTCCGCTGGTTATAATCGATTAGAGAGAACATCTAGAGTCCACGTTGACTACAGAGGTGGATTGTATGGACCTCCCTGCCAGTGGTCACTTACTGGAGCGTCCACCACAGATGATCTCAATAGACAGGTTGCAGATCCAGCTTTCGCGCCATTTACTCCTCCATATTTTTACGGTCGCTCGACAGCGAGAATCAGGTTCAGTCCACATGAAGCCGTAGCACTCCTTGAAAACGAATCTCACACGTTTACACTAGATGACATTTTAGCACAAGCCAGAATTGAAACAGTATATACAGGTTCAAATCCATCGCTTCACTCTTCTTCTCATGTTGCAGGAGAAAACTACATAAAAACACCCGCCGTGTTATCTCAAATGAGAGTTTCATCTTCCTTAGCTCTCTTTGGCAAAGCCAGAGGTAAAGAGATTGAGTATAACGTTGAGCAGTTAGCCGGCCAAGATAAATTTAAAGCTAGAGCAGCAAAGGACACATCCGACTCCGGTCTGGATCGTTGGGTTATTTCAACAAAATTCGAATGCCCTATATTGAATTTCTCTGGAAATATGAAAGGGCTGGAGAAAGTCTACGATGAAGACAGTACTGAATTTGCAGAATTCGGTGCCACGCCCGAAGGGTTAACTCCTAGAAGGTTGACTGTTGGTGATACATTTATGATGTATTTACCAAACAAACCCACAAATCACGAGACACATACATATCCAGCTAGCACAGGATCGAACGGTACATTAGGATCGACAGTGACTCTTTTTGATAAAGGTGGCTTCTCTACAGGTTCGGTAATCCTAGCAATGTCTCAGTCAATACCAACACGCGGTATGTGGAGTGGATATGGTTCGGTGCCATCCGGGTCAACAGGAATATTCCTACGCCTTCGCGAATCCTTCCCAGAAGAGACATATAGTTCTGCCGGGGCTTACTCTTCGACAGGCTCTTTGATTGATACTTGTGGCTTCCAAGCAGGTAACGAGAGAATGGGTGAGTTAGCTAGCGATGGAGAGAAGGTTATCTCAGAGGCAATCGTGGCTATTCCGTTTATTTTGAACAATGGCAAAAGAGATTTCTTCCCAGTTCGCAGAGAACATATCGACTTGCTTACCGGCAAGAGAGATAGTCTCCCGCCGAAAACACCTGAACCCGGATCTTCAATTATACAAATGGTTGATGCTATGCAGAAGTTTGTTATGCCTCCGCATCTCGACTTCCTTAAGAATCAAAAAATAACACCATTTGTTACATATATATTCGAGTTTAACCATTCTCTTAAACAAGATGAGCTTCGTGACATTTGGCAGAACGTTATGCCTGAGATCGCACTTAAGGCAGAAAAACAAGACGTTTCATTCTCGCACGATCTGGGCGAGGGAGAGTTCTTCGATGGAAACGAAATACCAGCAGAAACTCAATGGATGGTCTTTAAAATTAAACAAAGAGCAGAGATGAGCTACTATGCAGTAACTGCAGATTCAACAGACGACAGTCGTTTCGCATTCCAGTTTAAAGCTGGAGGTGAAAAAAAGGTTCCAGAATATAGTTATAACTGGCCTTACGACTACTTCTCATTAGTTGAGTTAGCGAAGATCGACACTGAGGTCACATTTAAACCAAAGGCAGAGCCAATTGTGAAGACTGGAATGAAAGAAGACACGCCTTCGAGCACCCCCATAACGGAGCGACCAACGCCCGTTCCTTCGTCTCCATCAGTTCCTCCAGTTCTTGGAGGCCCAAACATGGGCACCACTAGCAACAATGATGGAGGCCAATATTAATGAGGTTCTTCGACTCAAAAGAAGAGGTCTTGGATATCCAACTTACTCAACACGGTAAAAAACTTTTATCTGAGGGAGCCCTGAAACCTGCTTTCTATGCTTTCTTTGATAACGACATCATCTATGATGGGTCTTACTCTGACCGAGAGGAGGTTCAAAACACAATTGATGGCAGAATTAGAAATGAAACACCTAGGCTTAAAGCACAATATATTTTTAGAGGAACAGATACAACCTCCACTTTAGATAGAAATCTGCAAATAAGCCCCGAAAAACATTATAGCTTGGGCCTTCCTTTAGGTAATTCCAGTTTAGGATCAGATAAAGCACCAGCATGGGACGTCAACTTCCTGTATAACGAATTAACTTCATCAATCGATCATCTTTCAGGTTCAGGACTGTCTTACGTCAGAATACCTCAGCTAGAAACAGAAGTAGACTTTGAAATCTATGTGACGCAGAGAAAAGAAGACGGTTCGGTGACAACCAATTATATTCCAGATAGGTTGGTAGATGTTGCGTTTAATATGTTTGAAGATACACCCGGGGTACACGGACCAGTGGACGACGAAGAAGAATATCTTTTAGCAAAAGACGGAACAATGATCCAAATAAAGCCCGACTTTGTATTATTAGAAGTTGAAGAAGATAACACAGATACTATGACAGACAACTTTGAAATAGAAGTTTTTGAAATAGAGAATGTCGTTGATGAAAACGGCAACCAACAAAAGATTGAAAAACCTTTAGAGTTCTTTAACCAATCTATAGATCAAGAGATAGGCCCTCAGCATGTTGAATATTATTTTAATATAGAATCTGATTTAGAAGTCCCACAAGAGTTCTTCTGTGCATCGACGGTCGTTAAAGAAAGAAACAGATCTAGACTGGTTGATGATACTCTACCCTATCCATTGAATTGTCCTGAATATAAAGACGGAAAGAACCTTTATATAGATAACGTTACAAAGACAGAGGAGCCTTGTTAATGAGTAATGCAGTACCACACGTATATGTGAAGCGAATTGTAGTCGAATCGTTAACTCGAAGTGCCTTGGACAACAGTTCTGAGCTTACTTTTGATTTGAACTTCTGTTTAAAGTTCCCATCAACTGCCAATCCTCTTGTAGCCGATGGCTTCTTCTCTCAACATGAGTTGATAAATATTTTTAAAGTGCTAGTTTTGGAAATCACCGATGCTGGCAACGACAATTTTCTTAAAGGTCTGGACCCTCAAAAGGCAGCAATGAAAGCTTGGGAGTTCAAAGACACTGATTTCTTTAATTCATCTAGAGTTTTTACTGTTATAAACCCTAGGATTGCTTATGATAGCGATGCCAACACTTATGAAGTAATATTTGAGACAGAAGAGAAGTTTAAAGTACAATCATCTAACCCACATTTGAGTTATATGTTTATACCTTATTTTGAATCGTGCCCAAAGCCAATTTTTGGAACTCCAACAGTGGAAAGAGTATTAGATCGCGGCAGAATTGTTGAAACAGCCTTCAAATTCTCTACAGCAGCCGGCAAAACATACTCCGGACCAGTGCACAAACACGGAAAAAAGTGGATGGCAGGCCCAAAACACACTTCTGCACCTCACGCAACCTTGATAGCTAAGGAAGTTCTTAACACCACAATCCAAGATTTAAGGATTTTAAACAGTCTGAACGGTATTTCGCTTGATACTTCTTATGAAAAAGCTGACAAAACAGCTTATTTTAGCGATCTTCACCTATCAACAGCCACAACTGGCGAGGCAAGATACCTTTTTAGCATCGATTTCGACAAAATGGTTAAACATGCAGGTAAATACCCATGGCTACAGAAGCACGGTGCACTAACATCAAAGGCAAAAATCGATTCAATTCAGGTTTTGAGAAGAAGAAAGCCAAAACAAAAGGCAGAAACTAAGTTTGGAGCACCAAAATCAGCCCAAGATCAAGTTTATGCGTTCGATGAGAACAACTCTCAGTACGAAACAATCGCAGTATCCGCAGATACTTCCCCAAACAATCTAGCTAAAGGGTCATATGTCATTGAAACACACGAAGGTGAACCACAAGAGATAGGAAATATTAGAGAAATTGCTTTAAATTCCACAATTTCTGGCATAAGAACGTTTTCAGGAGTCGACTTCTCTATTTTAGAGGCTACATCCGGAAAATATGAGTATGGTGTCAAAATCGGAGTATCTGATCCAAGCACTGACCATTTACAAGAGAAAGTTACCTCGTTAAATAATGCAATTGCAGTATTGGAAGACTATTATGCAGAGGCTATCGGACACTTTGGAAAAGAAGTAAGTCAGAATTTCAACTATTTGACAGGAAGATTTAGCCAATCGTTTATTCAAGACACCGATTCCCAAGCAATTCAGACAGCAATTCAAAATTATTTGCAAGTACTCACATCGATGGTAGACTTGGATATAAATGTTCAAACATATGGGCTAAAAATATATTCTATAATCAGTCCTATGACGGGTACCCCTGAGAATATTCAAAGAGCGTTGGCACCTATGAAGATTTTTCAAACGAAACTTCAAAACTTGTTCGACGACCAGACTAAATCTGCTCAAAAAGGCGGCGAAGCTGGAACTAAAAACAGAAACACCGCAAAAGTCGGCACATCAACTTATGTTAGATGGTTCGACGAGGAGTATGACGCTTCAACTAGAGAAATAGGGTATGAATTTTATCAGCCAACCTCTAGAGAACTAACAGGGCCGGCAATTGTTAAATGGGCAGACTTTGAAAACACTGCTATAGCCCAAACATTATCTTTGTTTAAGAAGAGTGCACCATTTAAAATCACAAATGAGTTAAATCTAAATCCAGAATCTGCACAATATTCTTATTTAAAACCCCAAACTGTGTACTTAGGAGCTTCTAATCGTATTGAATTAGCTCCCGATCTGCCCTCTAGTACACATAATTACATTTATACGTCTATCCTTAAATCCAACAAGGGCTTGGATCTCCCCGGCGATTCATCAGAATATAATTCAAATAAGAAAAGCAAGTTTTCACCAAATAAAGAAAAATTAAGAAACTCACTTATACAGTTGTACGCGAAACAGGGCGTGACAGTTGAGTTGGACGGATTCAAAACCAAAAATGAAAAAGATTTAGAAAAAATGTTAATGGCCGGCGTTGTTGATGAACGACCTGCAAAATCCAACGGAAAGGTCAAATTAAAAGATAAGAACAAAGAAACCAAACAAAAATTATCAGAGACTAAAAGTTTGGAAAACGATAATACTAATCCAAATAACATTTTAATTAATTTGGTTCAAAATCAAGATTCCAAACCAGAACAGAAAAAAATTGATGTTTCCAAATACATGTTGCAGAATTCAAAATTAAAAATCACCCAAGATGCTTTTAATAGCTTACCAAATCAAATTAAAGCTTTGTTAACATATTATACTTCAGATTTTAAAAACTTTGAAAAAAGATCCTCTACCACTTTGGACTCTTTCTCGGTACTTGATAGCAACCCGAATAAACATGTGGGACTTATGTATCACAGTTTCTTTCATATTATGGAGGTTCAGGTTTTAAAAGGGTATGAAAATAGTCTTAATACTCCAATATTTGAAACACTAACTAAAAACAACTTAGTTTCAGGCAAAATGCTTTGCCGAATTCAACCTTCTACAAAGTTCAGAGAGCTTGTACCAAGTTATGATTTAAACTTTCCTGTGATTAATGATATATTCATTTTGGACGCAACTGGAGTTTCAATGCCTGAGCAAGTTACAGAGAGACCGATTAGCAACAAACAAAATGAAGAAGTAGCTAGCCAAAGCACGTCTTCCAGAGCTAGCTTTGACTTAGAATTAAATGCACCGGCAGATGTCGCAACAGGCTATGAATACGCCGAGTCTAAAATTTCAAATACTAAGAAGAAAGTTCCAAGCTTCGACAAGGTTCAATTTGATAATCCGGTAAATACTGGCCCAATGCCACAAACCGGCGGCCCGGGCACGCTCGGAGGAGGATACTAAAATGGTTAACAACAAGTTTGGCCCACCCGGCCCACCAAATCAACCGCCACCGCCTCAAGGTGGCACAAGTAATATCGAGACAGATCCTGATGCGCAGGGAGTCCCACAAATGGGCCAACCCGGAGGAACTGAAAACGACCCCTCTAATACAAACCCGAATGCTTCTGCCGCAGGGAGCACAGACGAGACTGGTGGAAAAGCTGCTGGAAAAACAACAGGGCTTACTTTCCCCCCCGGAAACGGCTCAACGTATACTAATGACAATATATCGAATGCCGAATCCCCTTTACAGAAGCACTCTGATAAAATCCCCGGTGGATTTAAAGAGTCTGCAAAAGAGATGGTCGCGAAAGAACTCCAACAAATGCAAGAAGTGGAGCTTAAATGGGCCGAATTACAATCAGTAAATCTAGGTGAGATTCAACCACAAAATTATAAAGCATGCGGTGGTTATATAGGCAAAGAGGTCTTTTATGGCTTCCCACCAAGAGCTTTCTTGGGAAAAGCTGTCCCGGGATTAGGGATGCAGGAGATGTGGGCAGAGTTAACTACTCAAAAAACAGACCCCAACTCAGACGTGATCAGAGAATCTTTGGGAAAAATATGGACACCATTCGCCCCAATCGATGCAGTAGAAGAAGAGGTGTCCAATTTGGAAGATCGAATTGTCTATGCACAGCATCCAAAAGGTAAAGCTGCAGAATTTATAACTGCCGCCAATTCGGATGAAATATTTAACTACTCTTTTCCAAAAGAAATCATTGAAGGTGGAATTCCTTATGGAGATGCAACACAGACCACCTATTTTGTACCTCAAAAGAACAATTTAGATAGTGCAAAGAACTTTTCTTTTATTGATAAAACAGGTAGATTGGTTAATAAAGAAACAATTGTATTGTGGACAACAAAAAATCCATCTCAAGTTGATCGCACACAGCTTGGACTTGATGCTTTCTCAAATTTCGAGTTCAAACCGATGGTTGAAAAGATTATGACTGATCAATCCACCGGATGGAGAGCCAGAAAGAAACAAGATCACTTCTTCTTATATACGAAACCGTACGAGACAGGAGATCCCAAGGCACCAAATATCAACAACCACTTGCACGTCAATCAGAAATCTAATTACAATTTTTATTTAAAAGGTTTTGAAGAAGCAATTCAGTCAGAAGCTGTAGCTGAATCTATTTTGCCTAGCCTTCTTGTGACCGGCATTGAAGAAGCCATGCCTTCAACCGAAGATATTCTTGTACAAGGGCAGTTCGGAAATTTAGTTAACTATAATCACGATCTGGTATCCGATACTCACGATTTTGTAACTATGGGCGGCCTAGTAGAGGACGTGTTTATCGATGTTTTGGACAAAGACGAATCCAAAAAAGCTTATTCCAACGTCAGCAACAGTAAGACAGAGTTGGATAGGGGACAATATTTTGTTAAATGGACTGACGCATTGAAGCTTAAAAGTGGCAATTCTAAAAGAACCGAATTAAGTAACAAATACAGTACACAAATAATCCTGCAAGGCGGGAACTATTTTATGAATGATTTCGTAACTCGAAAAACTCAGTTCCCAATGAACAACACTCTAAGTATTGCATGCCCTCAGTCTCCAGCAAACTTGGCATCCCCTTGTCCAGACGGCGCATTCACCAAATTAGTTGACCTGCTTGACTTCTACGATCTGAGATATCCCGTTTTTAAGACAATCTCTCAGGTCGCAAATGGAGGACAGCCACCGATTGAAGATGCTACAATTGGCAACTTCGTTGAATCGAGCCGCTTTGATATGTACAATTACACCGCTAAGCAGAGACTGACAGGCCCCGAAGTCGGCGGCTTGACACAACCTTTTGTAACATATCCAGCAATTAATTTTTATAGTAGTTATGTTCCGTCAGGCGTCAAAGATTTTGCAGGCGAGATTTATCCACATGACTGGATCGATATGTTCGCGCAAAAAGGCTCTAGTCTCTTTAATTCAACAGAGGGCTTGGTAGCTTCCCCAACAAATTCAGATATTACATTTGGATATAGTTTTACCAAAGACAACTATGCTCCAACATCAGTTAATCGAATTGCGAGAGTTACAAAAGTTAAAGAAGCTTTGAACGATATGCTAGCCGAGAAAACCAGAAGCTATAGAGAAATTTTAGAAGGTAAAGTAGCTTGCACAGAATATGTTGGTTTCCGAGTAGAAAAAATTGGAATTACAGAGAACGCCGAAGGAGAGGAAGCGGAAACTGTATTGCAGAATTACTTGTTACCTTATCCAAAAGAGACAGTATTAGAATTTGTTGATACACAAGTAAAATACAACAAAGGTTACAAATATAAAATATATGCTTATTTAGCTATCTTTGGCACAGAGTATGAGTATCATTTCCCTCAAGCAGCCGCCGTTCCTTTCGAAGGATTAGACGAAGAAGATAAGCTTGATTACTGGTCTGATAAAATCTCTCACGAGCCAAGTCCAGATGAATATGAAGACGAAGAGGTTGACAACGCTGAGTTTGAAGGTCTTTCAGAAGCATATGGCGGTGGAGATTTCACTCCGGGTGCCATCGGCGCTAAGGTGATGGGAGCGATGAACAACTTAAATGACGCTATGCAGGAAATGCAAAACGCGGCTAACAATGTAGATAAGTTAGAACAAACTCAAAATCAAGCAGCCCCACCATTGCCAATGAGTTCCAAAGGATTAACGCAAATTAAGCAGCCTGTAAGAATGAATCAAGGCGGCGATAATGTTTATGCTCTTTTCCTTGATGTGATTTCTAGACCGTCACTGAAGATTGTTGAGATTCCATATTATGATACACCAGTCCTCAGAGTTATGGATCGTCCGCCAATCGCACCAAACGTGGAGATCATTCCATACAGAGGAAAGAACGACAACTATTTGATCAACTTAGAACAAGGAATAGGTAAGCAGTTAGCTGTGCCACAGCCTATCTTCCCAGAAGATGCCGGCCTGTTCTATAAACAGTATGAGGCACAATACCCATCTTTGACCGATTCTCCGGCAGCAGTATATCTAGCTGGCGGATTGGCAGCATTGTCCGGCCAACAGGTGCCATCTGATGTTAGTGTTATCGAAACGATTCGCGACATCTTTACAGAGAAGCCAATAGAATATAGTAACGACGATCCTCCAGCCACTTATCAAATTTTTAGATTGGAGTCTGCGCCCACTTCTTATTTAGATTTCGCAAACGGCGATTATTTAGAAATTGAGTCTAATGGAGTAACATCTGTCTCATTCAGGCCCGGAGAGATGGGAAGAATCCGTCCAAATAAGAAATATTACTACACTTTTAGAACATTAGATATTCATGGCCAAATTTCAAACCCAACTCAGATCTATGAAGTTCTGTTAGTAGATGACTCCGGAGCCGTTTATTTAGATGTAAGAGGTTATGAATTTCCGAAAGCTGAAAGAAACTATAAAAAAGGCTTGAAGAGATTCTTGAGCGTTGCGCCAACTATGGAGCAGACTGCTTGGACTCCAAAAACAAATTCAGACGGAGAAATTGAAAGATACCAAAGCAAAGATGTAAAGATTGGTAGAGAAGAGGGTTCCTTATTCGACAGCGGAAAGAAATATAAAATAAGAGTGACGTCAAAGAAAACTGGCCGAAAGATAGATTTCAACTTAAAGTTCATAACATCAAGCAAGATGACACCAGAAGAAATCGAAGCGTTCTGGAAACAACCTCTTTCAGGAATTGAAGCAGCTAAACAAGCTTTGGAAGACTCGGTAGAAAATGTACAGGCGGCAACTGAAGGGATTCAAAATGTAATATCAAATGCAGCCGCCTCATTGGGCCTTCCTCCTCTTGGCGGAAGCTCTGGAAACGGTGGTGGAGGTTCCACCGGTGGAAATTATTAATATGAATGTGAATAAAAAGCATATTCCATTACAGCAAACTACTTATTTTGTGTTAAAGTAAGGAAATTATAGCACTATTTAGATAAACGGAGATTTAACTATGGGATTTTTGGATAACAGCGGCGATATTATTTTAGATGCCGTGTTAACTGACACAGGAAGAATGAGATTGGCAAGAGGCGATGGCTCTTTTAAAATTGTCAAGTTCGCTCTTAGCGATGATGAAATCAACTACGAACTTTATAGAAACAGTAACCATGCAAATGGTGCTCACCCTAGCGGTTCTGCTTACTACGACTTGGATATTTTGCAAACTCCTGTTTTAGAAGCTTTCACGAACAATACATCGTTAATGAAGTCCAAGCTCGTTTCAATCCCCAGAACAAATCTTTTGTATCTTCCGATCCTAAAGCTTAATGAAACTCGCGGTGACCTCACTAGAAATGCTACTGCTGCACAAGCAAACGGATTTTTTGTGATCGCAGTAGACTCAGATACAACCCGAGCCCACGACGCTAGCACAAACGCTGGTCTTTTTGAGACCACAAACGGTACCATCAACGGTATCACCGGCGACGGTGCGATTATTAGAGTTGATCAAGGTTTGGACACTGCAGATATTTCTCCACGTCGCGATCTAGATGCAGACTTAGTTGAGACACAATTTATTATTGAGATGGATAACAGACTAGGTTCTCTTGTTCCTTCTTCAGCAACATCTCGACGAGCCGCAGCGCCCGCAACACCAGCATTTATCGATGACGATAACATTGCTGCATATAATCTTTCTCTTAGAACCGATACTGCTTTCGTGACTAGAAACACAAGCAAGGAAACAAAAGGCTCTGGAACACCAGAGACTCTAGAGGGTCCAAGAGGAACAACTTTCCAATTCAAAATCAAATCTTCAGTACAACTGCAAGATGGAAACAAACTGTTCGAGAAAATTGGTGTAATGAATGCGTCTTGGACGCCTACCGGCGTAGCAGCTATGACTGTTCACTACATTGATACAATAGTACGTGTATCCGGCGGAACAACAGGATATAGAATCGACATTCCAGTTAGATTTATTAAAAAGGCATAATAGGTAAAAAACATGGCAACACAATTTAAAGCAATTGGCAATAATGATGTAACTAAGACGAAAACGCTTATTCATGAAGCGATTCCTCTTACAGGAACATTAGTTTCGGGAACTTATGGCAAAGCGCCATATGCAGGCTTAGGTAGCGAAAGAAACATTAAGAACTTTTCCCATGGAATGTTCCAATCTGTTTTTGACTATCCACACCTTAGCTCTTCCGCTAATCATCTTTTCGACGTTACATTTGGTTACAACACTAATTCACCAATGTCGGGAACATCGGCGAGAGTTCAACAAGAGAAAAAGATTAACATCTACAATCAGATGGCTCAGGTTCTCATGGGACACGACATTACTGGTGGGATTAAAAACTTTACTTGGGGGCCAAATGGTAAAGAAATGAACTCTTGTTTCTTTGTCAACTTCTCCCGCTTGTTAACAAAAGACGAGATTAAAAAAGGTTCCTTCGAAATGCTTATTGGTACAGGTTCTGCTGCTGAGCCGTTTGGTGATACCACCACTGGTGCCGGCGGCCTAGGCTTCACTGTTGTTAAGCGACCAGCTTCTGCAGCAGGTATTGACAGCTTTTACACAGATTCTCCAGCCGGAGAGTATGCGTTACTGTCTTCATCAAAAAACCAAAATGCTGGATTACTTTTTTATCAAGCAGGGATCGCAGTTCTTACATCTTCTCTTTTGATCGCTCAATCGGGAAATGCAAACTTCACCCCAGCCGCAGCAGGAATCCTTCAGCTTTCCGGTGCAGCTTGGAACACCACCGTAGGCGGTGCTGAAATGATTCAGGCAATTATGACCGGATCTTCGATTACAGCTTCCTGTAATGAGTTCCGACACCGTTTGAAGAATGTTAAGTTCAACAACACAACCGAACTGCACTCTACAATATACTATATCCGTGCTCACCACAACGAGTTCAACTATAGTGGAAATCCAACATACCTTTCTGGATCTAAGATTCGTGTGAAAACTTCAACGACAGAAGAACCAGTATCGTATATCACAACTGTTGGTATGTATTCTGCAGATAATGAGCTTATGGCTGTTGCAAAACTTTCTGAGCCGATTAAGAAGACACCAAACACGGATCTAACGTTACGTGTTAGACTGGACTATTAGAGGCATACTCCTCTAAGGGAGATAATATGCCTTATTATAGATTTAAAGAAACAGACATTTTCCACAACGTACTTAAGACACATCCAAAAACTGTGTTTTCGATATACGGAGGAAGAGTCTTTTACAATAACTCTTATGTCGAATCGGGCTCTTTCACAGGTTCAGTTGCTGCTCCAACTGGAACGGTTAGTTTGTTTGAGCAGAACGTTGATAGAACAAAGGTTAACACTTCTGCACCAGATTTTCCGGGGACAGTCAATTATCGTAGACTGAATGGCCAAGGTGCCGGCCCAGATTACATTTTTCCGTTTGTTTCAAAAACAGGCGAGATGACAACATTCAAGACGATTAGCACAGGTTCGTTTAATGAAGCTCTGTATGGAGATCGACTTTATGGCCCAGCTATGCTAACAGCTAGCATTTCTAGAGAATACTTCTCACAAGACACAAGATGGGGACATGGTGCGCTTTATTCCGAGACTATACACTCAGAAGCTTCAGGATCTGCTCCAAATCGTTTTACTATTGAAAATGTGTCGCCAGATAACTACCCAAAAGTTAAAAACAAGACTGTCGATATCTCAGTATCTTCGTCACATTTGGATGCTTTAAGAAATACATTTGATTATTATACTTATCTTAGTCCACACTTTGCTTATTCTGCCTCACATGCAGCTTGGAATTTTGGAACTTATGACAAGGGTCATCAAGAATTAAACCTGATTAGTGTTCCTTCTATCTTTTTTGGATCATCAATTAAAAAGGGAAGCGTGCATTTAAAGTGGTACGTCAGTGGAACGCTGATGGCAGAGTGTCATGACCGTGAACAAAACGGAGAGCTTATTCAAGTCAGTGGCTCAGGCTCCCCAGCAGGCTACGATTCGGCAACTGGAAGTGTTGCAGGAGTTGTGTTATATAATGAGGGTTTCATGGCTCTAACGGGCACATGGTCGCTTAATGACGACTATACAGACAAGTTTCGTCACGCTGCTGGAACACCAAAGTCAGCAGAGTCTCCAAGATGGACTTATTTTGGTGTCGGAGCTAACGATAACTCCGGCTCTGTTGTTCATTCAGTATCCCACAATGTATCTTCGAGTTTCGTAATTGAGTTTGAAGGAACTCAAAATGTACCAGTGATGACTCTTATGGCTCACGCACCAAAACGTGATTTAAATCATTCAAACAATCCAACTTTTATTAGTGGAAACTTAAATGCAAATAGAAAATTATCTAAAGGCTCTGCACTTCCTTTCTTAACAAGCTCGATACAATATAAAGAAGACGACTTAACTCAAATTAGAAACGTGGTTAGTAGTTCATTTAAAGATCACACCGGAAGTTTTGACAAAACTACGTATATTTCTCAGGTAGGAATATATGATGAAAGCCGAAACTTAATTGGTATCGCAAAACTGGCCAATCCAATCAAAAAAACTGAACAAAGAGAATATACATTTAAACTTAAGCTCGATATCTGATATAATAGTATATATGATTTTAGGTTTAGATGTATCCACTTCGATCACAGGCGCTACCGTTTTAGATGATAACGGAGAGATTATTTATTGTGAAGCATGGGACTTCCGCAATAAGAGAAAGTATCCAACACTTTTTCAAAAAGCTCAACAATTTCAAAGAGAACTTGAAAACTTACATCAGATTAAGCGATTCAAGATTGACGAGGTTTTCATTGAACAATCCTTGCAAGCATTCCGCCCCGGATTCTCTTCTGCAAAAACTATCTTGACTTTAGCTAAATTTAATGGTATAGTATCTTATATCTGTGAAAAATGCTATCTTAAGCCTCCTGAATTTATTGGTGCTTCCACTGCAAGAAAGATTTGTGGGATAAAAGTAGAGAAAGGAAAAAAGGCAAAAGAAGTAGTTTTAAATTTTTTACTTGACAAAGAGGATTCTTTTAATATAGAATATACAAAGCACGGTAACCCTACACCGGGATCTTATGATCGTGCAGATTCTTATATTATAGCGAAAGCAGGATGGATAAACTTAAAATCTTAAAAAACATATTGGGTAAGACCTACAATTCCGGAGACGAAAATCTTTATTCGTGTCCTTATTGTAAGCACCATAAAAAGAAGCTTTCTGTCAATGTTGACAAAGACTTCTTTAAGTGTTGGGTTTGCGACATGAGCGGGAGAACTGTGCGTCGTTTGGTTCGCCGGTTTGGTACGTTTCAACAGTTGCAGGAGTGGGATAAATTAAGTGGTAAAACAGACATATCGACTTTTGATGAGATCTTCGATTTTAAATACACTCCAGATCCCTTACAAAGAATATCAATTCCAGATGAATTCGTAACTTTAACTGGCAAAAGCCAGCCCACATCCTCAACGCACGCTATGAAATACTTGGAGAATAGAGGAATCACCTCTAATGACATGTTACGTTGGAAAATGGGGTATTGTGTCAGAGGACAATATGAGGGCCGTATTGTTATACCATCGTTTGATGAAGAAGGGTATATAAATTATTTTGTAGCTAGAGCTTATGACAGTAATTGGCGCAAGTACATGAACCCATCTCTTTCAAAAGATATCGTTTTCAACCAGTTATATGTTGATTGGGACTCTGATATAGTATTGGTAGAGGGCGTATTCGATGCAATCAAAGCAGGAACCAACTCTATTCCGCTTTTGGGTTCAACATTAAGAGAAAACTCAAAGCTTTTCCAAGAAATAGTCAAAAATGACTCATCAGTATATCTAGCTTTAGATCCAGATGCAGAAAAGAAGACTTTAAGAATGATAAAGATCTTGTTGAGTTACGGCATAGAAACATATAAAATAGACATATCCGGCTACGAAGATGTCGGAGAGATGTCAAAAGAGGAGTTCTCGGTCAGAAAATCACAGGCCAAGACAATCAATCCAGAAATGTTCTCAATGGAACAGGCGCTAAATACATTATAGAGGTTTAATTTGAAGTTCGCACACATAGCGGATACACATATCCGCAATTTAAAATACCATTTTGAGTACCGAGCGGTATTCGAGAAGATGTACGAGGAGTTACGTAAAGAAAACGTAGACTGTATTGTACATTGCGGTGATCTTGCTCATACAAAGACTCAGCTAAGTCCTGAGTATTTTGAAATGGCAACTAACTTTTTGAGGTCACTTGCTGATATTGCACCAACTTACATCATTCCCGGAAACCACGACGGGAATCTCAAGAATAGTAATCGCCAAGATGCGATCACGCCAATCATTGACGCACTGGAACACCCAAATTTACACCTTCTTAAAGATTCTGGTGAAGTCTCGTTAAACGACGACTTTACTTTGAATGTCCTTTCTGTTTTCGACGAAGATAATTGGACAAAACCAAGTGATGACAGCAAAATTAATATTGCTTTATATCACGGCTCTATCAGTGGCTGCAAAACTGATCTTAACTGGACAATGGAGTATGGAGAAAATGACATTACAATTTTTGAAGGACACGATTTTGCCCTTCTTGGAGACATTCATAAAACTGATCAAGTCCTTGATCAGGACGGTCGCATCAGATATTGCGGTTCGACTGTTCAGCAAAATCATGGAGAGACTAACGATAAAGGCTTTCTCGTCTGGGACATAGAAAATAAAGATAAGTTCTCAGTTAAACACGTTGTGTTAGAGAATCCAAAACCCTTTATTACAATCAACTTAACCCCGAAGGGTCGTTTGCCTAAAAAGCTTAACGTACCATCGGGATCTCGCATTCGCGTTGCTGCTAACAACAACATCCCACTTGATGTTTTACGGAAAGCTATGGATGTGGCAAAAACAAGATTCAAACCAGAATCGCTTACGTTTTTAAATCGCGCAGCCGGAGATCGAGGAAGTGTTGAGAGCTTGACAGAAGCATTGAAGAAGGAAGACCTTCGCGATGTAGCAATTCAAGAAAAGTTTATTAAAGAGTATCTCAAAGATTATGAACCAGAAGTAGAGGTTCTTGAGCGTGTCTTTGATTTCAATGGACAATATAATACGCTCGCTGTACAAGAAGAGGAGGTCGCACGTCATGTTGAGTGGAAACTCGAATCTATGGAATGGGACAATCTTTTCAACTACGGCGAGGGTAACAAAATAGACTTTACAAAGTTGAACGGTATCGTCGGCATCTTTGGAAAGAACTATTCTGGTAAATCCAGTATTGTTGACTCCCTCTTGTTTGCTTTATATAACTCTACTTCCAAGAGAAATAGAAAGAACTTACATATTATTAATCAAACAAAAGAAGAGTGTGCAGGAAAACTAAACATTCGAGTTGGAAATAAAATATATACAATTCAGCGATTAGCTGAGAAGTATGAAAAGCGTCTTCACGGAAAGACAACCATGGAAGCTAAGACCGATATTGAATTCAGCACATCAGATGAAGTAACCGGAGAAGAAGTAAGCTTAAACGGATTAACTAGAAATGACACAGACAAGAACATTCGTAAGATTTTTGGAACAATGGACGACTTTCTTTTGACTTCAATGTCTTCACAAATCGATTCATTGGCCTTCATTAAAGAAGGTTCAACAAAGCGAAAAGAGATACTTGCGAAGTTTCTTGACTTAGAAATCTTTGAAAAGAAGTACAGAATGGCCAAAGACGACGTAGCAGACCTCAGAGGGGCTCTAAAACGCCTTGAGGAGCGCGATTTCGACACAGAGGTAACAGAAGCCGAAGAAGAGCTTTCGGCCAATACAGCGGCAACCAAGAAGCATAAGAAGACTTGCGAAGTTGTCAAGCTTGAACTGTCTGAGCTTAAAGATGACCTTACGGAGATCCAAACAGCAATAAATGCAACGCCCGCACAGATTATCAATATTGAAAAAATAACTAAAAACTTAGAAGACAAAAAACAGGACTTTATTAATTGCGGAGAATCTATTTTAGATCACAAAGCTGCGATTAAACAAAAGCAAGCAATTCTTGGAAAGATAGTGGAGTTTTTACACGGCTTCGACATCACAAGTTTGATGAACAAAAGAGAGGTTATCGTTTCAAAAAGACGAGAGCTTGAATCGATTATGAATGAAATCAATCTTGAGCAAACAAAACTAAAAAGCAACAGAAAAAAGCTTCAACTTTTAGAAGAAGTACCTTGTGGTTCTGAATTTTCTCATTGCAAATTTATTCACGATGCTTATGTTGCTAGAGACAAGGTTGATGTCATCGGAGATCTTATCGATGAGTTAAAAGAAAAAGATGAAGTCATCGAAGGCGAGATAGAGAAGTTAGATCCAGACAAAGTAGAAGAGCACATTGCAAACTACAATCAAGTTCTTAATAGACAGACAAATTTGAATGGACTTATTTCAAAGCTAGCGATGTCGATTGAGCAGAACAGGACTCACCAGAAACTGTTAAAGCACGAGATCGAAGCTTTAGAAGAACAAGTCGAAGAATATAACGACAACAAAGAGATGATAGAGAACTTAGAAAACCTTCTAATCTCCAAAGAAAAGATGGAAGAAGAGATCTCAGAAAAAAACGATGTATTAGAAGAATGTGAGAATAACTTGTTAACTCTTTATAAAACAAACGGATCATTAGAGCAGCAGTTAGAAAACTTACAAGAATCCAAAAACGAGCTAGCTCAGCTTCGTGAGGGTTATGCCGCATACGATTTGTTTATGAAGTGCATGCATCCAAATGGAATTCCATACGACATTATTAAAAGAAGGTTACCTCTTATTAACGAAGAGGTTGCAAAGATTCTAACAAATGTTGTCGACTTTGAAGTCTTCTTTGAGGCCGATGGCAACAAACTTGAGATCTTTATTAAGCATCCTCGTTACGATGCTCGACCAATCGAATTAGGTTCAGGGGCAGAAAAGACAATTGCTGCTATGGCAATACGTTTAGCTCTTCTTGGAGTATCTAGTTTGCCTAAGCCAGACATCTTTGTTTTGGACGAACCCGGAACGGCTCTTGATGAAGATAACATGGAGGGCTTTATAAAAATTCTAGATATGGTAAAATCATCATTTAAGACCGTACTACTTATATCACACTTAGACTCATTAAAAGACTGCGTTGATACAACAATCGACATAGAAAGACAAGATGGGTTTGCTTACATAAACCAATAGGAGAAAACTATGACACAGTTAAAAGCACATTTAGATAAATTTTTAGAGAGATGGACATCCCGCAAACTTATGGTTTGGGGTACAGCAACAGCATTCTTGGCATTTGATAAGCTCGGCCCTGATGAATGGGTTGCTGTTTCACTAGCGTACATTGGAATTGAGGGCCTTGCTGACATCGCAACGAGGTGGAAGCATGGCGACAATCGATGAGTTGGTTAGCATTAAAACATGGTTTGCAAAAGGCTTGGCTCTGGTGCAGACACAATTGGAAAGTTGTTGCTTTATTAGTGTACACTATTCTTCTTTACTTGTTGTTTAGTAAGAACGCGAGAAACGCAAAATCTGTTCTTGAAGAAACAAGGAACGCCCATAAGGCTGAAATTGATTCTTTAAAGAAGTCGCATTCTTCAGAACTACAGAAGCGAGACGAGAATCTTAAGAAATATCAAGAAGTTATAAAGCAGATTGAACAAGAGTATGCAGAAAGAAGGGAAGCTTTATCAGCAGCTAAAAAGAAGCAAGTCAAGGATATTGTTGATAAACATGGAGATGACCCTCAAAAATTAGCTGAACTTGTAAGAGACAGCTTCGGCTTTGAGATTCACGTAGGAGAGGACGATGAATAAGATCACAGCTTTAGTTTTATTGTTTTTTATTCCAGCCATTGCGCTAGCAGATCCACAGATCGCACCTTTGAATAAATATCAAAAGGCACCGTTCTCCGGAGTCTTATACAATTCAGAGGCAATTGCCGAAATGGTTGCTTGGAAAGATACTTTAATCCAACAACACCAGCTAGCTTTAGATCAATTAAGAGCTAGTCTAAATGCCGAGTGTAGCCTTCAAGTTAATAATCTTCAAGCAGAAGTCGATGCATGTAATGATCGTTATGGCGAAATGCTCGGAATTAAAAATCAGCAGATTATAAAACTTGAAGAATTAGCTTTAGAGCGTTCAAATTCTTATTCAGTTCTATGGCTTGGTGGCGGAATTATTATTGGAGTATTGACAACCATTGGGATTGTTTATGTCACAAAATAATGTGGGCTCTGCTTTTTATATTGTTATGGCCATCTCCCGAACTTAGCCAGACAGTTTATAATAGAGGTCATGATCTAGGCCCTCTTGCTGAATTACATTATTATGGTGCTGACGATTTTTGCTCTGTACAGCCTCGTCCGTTATATTCAGGAGAGCTAGAAGGGCTCCCTCTTTATAAAATATTTTACAACGAGCTTACGAATCTGGTTGGTTTTGAGTTTCGGATACTTTACAACACACAGGCCCCGTATAGTATCCCCGGTTGCACCCCACCCAACACACCTGAATGTGCAGCACCCCTTAGCTATAACTACAGTGGCTATTCCATTGTTATTACTCAGGAAGAAAAATTCTTGTTTGAAATCTCGAAATACAACCCTCAGCAAACTATTTATTACTAGCAAAATAGGGACCAAAAATGCATGGCAACAAAAGGATTCAGACCGGGCGTAGGCAATATTGCCAATTATACCGAGGGCAAACTTAAACAAAAAATAAGTCAGTATTCCACTGGCGGCACTACCGACGTATCCAATCTCACAACTAAAATCTCCAGTTCATATGATGACCATAACAATTTAGCTGGAGACTTAGTTATCGAAAAGACATTAAACGTGTCTGGTAACTTTTCGACTGCCGGCAATATCTCCGGTTCTGGCAAAGGTTACTTTGAAAAAGATGTAGAGGTAGCTGACAATCTTTTGGTTTCTGGTTCTGGAACTTTTGTTGGCAACCTGTCAAGCTCCGGAAAAGCTTACTTTGAAAAAGATGTAGAGGTCGCTGATAATCTTTCGATCTCAGGTTCGGTTACCATCGGCCCGGATGCTGATGGCACCGACCGTACAATCACATTTGGACACTCGACTCTAAAGACCACAATCGGTATCGACGACAGCGGAGATGTTTTCGCTATTAATACCGATGACGCATTTGAAGCCGCAAACGATTTACAAATAGATGCAAGCGGACATGTTACATTAGGCAATGGCAATCTTGTCATCGGTGCCGATGCGGACGGAACGGATAGAACAATCACATTTGGGCACTCTACTTTAAAATCAACAATCGGTATTGATGATAGTGGTGACGTCTTTGCTATTAATACTGACAACGCTTTTGAGGCAGCTAACGACCTGCAAATTGATACTAACGGAAATGTTAGTTTAGGTAATGGTGGAATTAGCGTTGCTGGAAACATCTCAGGCTCAGGCAAAGGTTATTTTGAAAAGGACGTTGAGATAGCTGACAATCTAAAAGTCACAGGCTCCGCAACAGTCGGATCTCTTGTAGCTAACGGGGTCATCTCCGGTTCTGGTAAAGCATATTTTGAGAAAGACGTCGAAATCGCCGACGACTTAAAAGTTACAGGCAGTGCAACTATTGGTGGGGATCTCACAGTCAACGGGACAACAACAACCGTTAACTCTACAACAGTGACAATAGACGACCCAATCTTCACTCTTGGTGGCGACACAGCCCCCGGTTCAGATGACAATAAAGATCGAGGCATCGAATTTAATTGGCATAACGGATCCGCAGCGAAAGTTGGCTTTTTTGGTTTTGATGACTCAACAGGTTATTTTACTTTTGTTCCCGATGCATCAAACTCTTCAGAAGTTTTTTCAGGGACAAAGGGGACCGTTGATGTTGGAGGGCTTATCGTTTCCGGTATTATTTCTGGTTCTGGCAAAGCATATTTTGAAAAAGACGTGGAAATCGCCGACAATCTTTTAGTTACAGGCTCTGCAACCGTTGGGTCTCTCGTCGCCAACGGCATTATTTCTGGTTCCGGTAAAGCATATTTTGAAAAAGATCTTGAGATTGCCGACAATCTTTTAGTTACTGGTTCTGCAACCGTTGGGTCTCTTGTAGCTAACGGAATCATCTCTGGTTCTGGTAAAGCATATTTTGAAAAAGATCTTGAGATTGCAGATAATCTTTTAGTTACAGGCTCAATTACATCAAAAGGTAATGTAGTTGTTGGCGCAGATGCAGACGGGACAGACAGAATAATAACTTTTGGTCACTCAACTTTAAAATCTGTGATTGGGATCGACGATAGCGGTGACGTCTTTGCTATCAACACAGACAATGCTTTCGAAGCAGCTAACGACCTGCAAATTGATACGAACGGAAATGTATCTTTAGGTAACGGGAACCTTGCTATTGGGGCCGATGCTGATGGCTCAGATAGAACAATTACCTTTGGACACTCCACATTAAAGTCTGTTATCGGTATTGACGACAGCGGTGATGTTTTTGCAATCAATACGGACGACGCCTTTGAGGCTGCCAATGACCTACAGATTGATGCTTCTGGCGAGGTTACTCTAGGTAATGGTGGGCTCAGCGTTGCAGGAAACATTTCTGGTTCCGGAAAGGCATACTTTGAGAAGGACGTTGAAATAGCTGACAACCTTAAAGTCACAGGATCGGCAACAATCGGCTCAGCGGCCACAAATACATTTTCAATAGACACTGCCGGTCGAGTGTCCGGATCTGCCGGAGCTATCTTTGAAGGAGACATTGTTACAGCAGATAACATCGCAGCCACTGGTTCGATAACTGCCGGCACAGGCTTTACGCTTGGTACCGACGCCGATGGAACTGATAGAATAATCACTTTTGGACACTCAACTCTAAAGTCGGTAATTGGTATCGATGATAGTGGCGATGTCTTTGCTATCAACACGGATGATGCCTTCGAGGCCGCAAACGACTTGCAGATCGATGCTAACGGACATGTAACACTGGGCAACGGTAATCTTGTTATTGGAGCCGATGCCGATGGCACAGACAGAACAATCACGTTTGGACATTCTACTTTAAAATCGACAATTGGTATCGACGACAGCGGCGACGTGTTTGCTATTAATACCGACAATGCCTTCGAGGCAGCGAATGATCTACAAATTGATGCAAACGGGAATGTTAGCTTAGGTAACGGAGCATTGTCGGTTGCAGGTAACGTTTCTGGTTCTGGTAAAGGTTATTTTGAAAAAGATGTCGAAATTGCTGATAATCTTTTTGTTTCAGGTAATTTAGGCGTAGGAACGTCGAGTACCCTTTCGGCTTCAATTAATACTAATGGAAATATTAGAGATGTTAAATATTCAAACGGTGCTGGTGCAAGATCTTCTTTGAGATTAGCAAAAGCAAAAGGGTCTGAAGCTTCCCCTGCAGTTGTAACAAACGCACATTCGGTCGGTCAGGTTGAATTTTCAGCTTTTGATGGTGCAAATTATGTTGAGTGTGCTAGCATTGTAGCTAAGATCTCTGGAACCCCCGGTGCCGATGACATGCCGGGAGCCTTACATTTCGCTACAACAGCAGATGGAGCCAAAGAAGTCAGCGATAGAATGGTGATCACAGAAGCTGGAAATACATATTTTAGTGGAAATGTAAAGATCGCCGATGATCAGAGGTTGTTTTTTGGTACCGAAAACGAATGCTTTATTGAGTATGACGAAAACAATTCCGACTTCCTTGTTATCTCAGGTTCGGATGCAGGGATGGTTCTTTCGGGATCGACAGTACAAATTAGAGGAACACTAGAAGGTGCGTCTCCGTTGATGATCGCCGGAGGCGTTGAAATGGTGGCATCGTCGAACGGAGGAGAAACTTCCTTTACGTTTGGAGACGGACCATTTGAATTTAGTGGTTCCTTTATGGCACTAGCTAATGAAAGATGGTTACATTTCGGAAATATGCATCATTGTGGATTACGATGTGCTTCTGGAAGTTGGGATGATTCTTGGTTTGATATGTCTGGCTCAAACATTTGCCTTTCTGGTTCTTTAATTTCAACAACTGGCAAGATTGGTGTGGGGATAACTTTAGAATCTGATGGGATTACTCACGGAATCACGCTTCCAAACACAACCGGAGTCACTGGTAAAGTAAAAGCGAATGCTTATACAACATACTCATCTGCACGATATAAGAACAACATTAAACCAATTCAAAATGCCTTAGACACTCTTTGCAGCATCGAAGGGGTCACTTATCGATGGAAATCCAGTGACTTAGAAGATATCGGGTTCATCGCTGAAGATGTTGGAAAAGTAATGCCAGAAATTGTAGAATGGGAATCTGATGGAGTCAACGCACAGTCGATGGATTACACTAGAATAACCCCAGTTTTGGTCGAAGCTGTGAAAGAACAGCAGACTCAAATAAAAAAACAAAAAAAATTAATAGAGCAACTTTTTGAAAAGATTGAAGAACTTGAAAAAGACTCTTAAATACCCCTTTTCACCCTGAATAAATGCCGTCCTTTTTACTATTTATCTTTAGTCGGGGGGCATTTCAATTTAGTCTAAGAATAACACGTTTATTCCGGATTAGATTGGTGCGTCTCCGCACATAATTAGACAAAAAGGAGAAATTAATTATGGCAACAGGGGATCCTACCGTATATTCATCTTACGGTAATTACATTAACCTACAAGACCTCTCATCTTCCGCTCAAGCAATTGGTGCTGGATCTGGTGAGTTAGGTGTTATTTTCTTATCTGCAAGCGTATTGCACTTAGGCCAAACTGGTTCCGCCGCAGGCGTAACCGTTGCAGCCCGCAATATGTCTCTTCCAGATCACGACGGCTCAGCCGTCGGACTTTCACTTGGTGGCGTGCTCGTTACGGCGACTGCTGCTGAGTTGAACAAACTTGATAACTGCACAGCTACTACAGCAGAACTCAACTACGTTGACGTTACGCCCGGAACAGCAGCAGCTACCAAGGCTCTCGTTCTTGACGCAAGCAAGAACATTGCAACGATTGGTACAGTTGGTTGTGGTGCTATCACTTCCACAGGTGCATCGTCGTTCGCACAAGGTACTTTTTCTGGACGCATCATCAGCGATGACGCAACAGAAGCTACTACTACAACAGACGGCTCACTTCAAACCGATGGTGGTTTGAGTGTTGCAAAGAGCGCGGTTGTCGGTGACGACCTCGACCTCTTGTCTGACGGCTGTATCGTTAACTTCGGTGCATCCAAAGACATCAGTCTTACACACACAGCCGATACTGGCTTAACTATGGCAGGTGCCCATGCAAATGGTACTAACCTTAAACTTAACAATACTGCTGGTGACGGTGACTGTCGCGTTGAATTACAACTTGATGGTACAACTCTTTGGTCCATGGGTGTAGAAGATGGTGATAGCGACAAGTTCGTAATCGAAGACGGCGCAGGCGCACTCGGTGCAGATCCTGCATTCGAGATTGCTGCTGACAAGTCGGCTAAATTCTTCGGCACATTGGAGGCTACAACCTCCTTCACAATCGGTAGTGCCGCTCTTACAGAGGCTGAGCTTGAGATGCTTGATGGTATCACAGCCGGTACAGTTGCTGCTTCTAAAGCAGTTGTTGTTGACTCTAACAAAGACGCTGCTTCTTTCCGTAACCTTACTGCTACAGGCGCTGTGACTGCTGGTAGTTTCGTAATTGGCTCCGCTGACATCAGCGAAGCTGAGCTTGAGACTATTGACGGTGTTACTGCTGGTACAGTTGCTGCTTCTAAAGCAGTTGTTGTTGATAGCAACAAGGACATTTCTAGCTTCCGTCACCTCACCGCCGCAGGCGCTGTGACTGCTGGTACTTCGTTCATCATCGGTTCTGCCGATCTTAACGAGACCGACATGGAGAAGCTCGATGGTATCACTGACGGTACTGGTGCTGCAAACAAGGCTCTCGTCCTCGACGGTAGCCGCAACGTTGGCAACATCAACATGCTTACCGCTTCTTACGCTCGCATTGGCGAGCTTGACGTTGACTTGATTAACACAATTAACAAGACCGAGACTACTCTCGAAATCCTTGACAAACTTATTATTGTTGCTTCCGGTTCCAACGCTGCTAACTCTGATGCTGCTGGACTTCAGTTCGGTTCCATTTCTGGAACAGACAACGTTGCTTCGTTACTTTACGACAACGCCAACTCCGCTATCGACTTTAACATCGGTGGCACAACAGAGGTTCGTCTTGCTGACGGTGTATTCCGTCCTGAGACAGACAACGATGTTGACCTTGGTGCTTCTGGTGCTGAGTTCAAAGATCTTTACATTGACGGTGTTGCTTATGTTGATACTCTCAACGCAGACGCTCTTGGTGCAAACCTTGACCACGCTAACTACAACTCGACAAATGTTGATATCGACTCCGGTGCAATTGACGGCACTATTATCGGTGCAGCTTCCGCTGCTGCCGCTACGGTCACTACTTTATCTTTGACAGAAATGGGTGCTAACTGGACTAACGCCAGCCGCACTGTTGCTGACATGGGTGTAGTAACAACAATGGACCTCAATGGTGGTTCGATTGACGGTACTACAATTGGTGCGGCTTCCGCAACAACAGGTGTTTTCACAACACTTACCGCCAACACATCCGTGCTTCCAGACTCTTCTGGTGGTGCTGACCTTGGTTCTACATCTGCTGAATGGGGTGACCTCTTCATTGCTGATGACAAGAAGATCCAACTTGGTTCTGGTCAAGACTTCACAATGGAGTATGACGAGGATGGTGACGACGTAGCTCAGTTCGCTGGTGCTAACATGCGTCTTGGTCACGGTGCAGCCACAGAACTTCAGTTCCGTGACTCTGCTCTCAAGGTTTACTCTTCGGCTGACGGTCAACTTGACCTTGAAGCTGATACTGAGCTTGAGATCACTGCTCCAACATTGGACGTTGACGCTTCTACTGCTGTTGCAATTACTTCGCCTAGCGTTGTAGTCGACAGCGGCACAAGTGACAAGCCAGTTCTTGAAATCAAGAACACTAACGCCGATGCTAACCCGGGAACTTTGAAGTTCAACAAGGACAGCGCATCTCCAGCAGATAACGATGAACTTGGTGAGATCGAATTCTACGGTGATGACGATGGTGGTACTGCCACTATGTTCGCTAAGATGGTAGTTTCTTCCACTGACGTTTCTAACGGTTCAGAGGACGGCGAAATTGCTTTCAAGATCCGCGCAGCAGGCGCAATCAAAGAGATTTCCATGGGTGGAGGCGCAGGTCTCACACTTCCAAACGACAGCACTTACGGTGTTGTTAAGGCTCACTCTTTGGTAACATATTCTGACGAAACCCTTAAGACTAATATCCAACCTCTTGACTCTGCTCTTGAGATGGTTAGCAAGTTGCAAGGTGTATCCTACGACTGGAAGTCTGATGGCTCCTCGGACGTTGGTTTCATCGCTCAGGATGTTCAAAAGGTTATCCCACAGGTTGTCTACGGCAACACTGAGGGTGATTACGCTCTTGACTACTCTAAAATGACTTCGATTCTTGTCGAAGCTATGAAAGAGCAACAAGCACAAATCAACGATCTTAAAGCCCAATTGGACAAGTAAGATTGTATAAAATAGTCGTTTAGTTTCGATTAATCGATAAGAGATGCCCCGTTCAGGTTTCGACTTGGGCGGGGCATCTTGCTTTTAACAAAATCATAATTATACTATATAATAATATACGATGAAGAAACACGACGATCCAAACTACATTGCAAAGGTTGAAAAAGCCATCGCACAGAAATACGGCCAAGAAACTATCCAACATCCGCGCTCTGATTGGTCAGACGAAAAAGAGAAGGATTATTTAGAACAGCTTAAAAGATTGGCCGAGAAAGAAACTAAGAGTGCAGACAAAACTGAAAAGGTTGAAAAGTCCGGGTTTTTAATCAGTAAAAAACTACTTAATAAAAGAAGTGAAAGGGGTTGTCCCGTTTGTGGAATATACTCTTTTGATACAAAAGACGATCTTTACATGAACAAATATGAATGTTGTTGGGAATGCTACATTCAATATGTTGATGGTAGAGAGGAAAGATGGAAAACTGGCTGGAGACCAAATAATGAAAATCACAAAAGCGAGACTTAAGGAACTTATCACAGAGGAAGTTAGATCAATTCAGGGACAAAACCTCTCTAATGAAGCTGCATATGCTGATATTTTAAATCATATCACACCAATCATCCGTCAGGCCCTAGGTCCAAATGCTAATCTTTATAAGGTTTTGACTGGTATGGCTGAGATGTATGCCAGAGAAGAATGGAGCCCCGATTCTATTAATGAAGATGGGCACGTTGACGTATCGTCTGCTCGCAGAAAGTTAAAGACCTCTATCGAAGACGCAATGCAGATTTTGCAAGCTCTTGAGGCAATGCCAGAGGAAGGCGATCTACCTAGCTGGTGGATGAGCAAGCTTACGTTATCAGCAGACTATCTTAATAAAACAAGAGATTACTTATTGGTTCAGGAAGGCAAAGAAAACGAAAACAACCCATGGGCAATCTGCACAGCTTCAGTCGGAAGAGAAGACGAAGGCAAGTATGAGAGTTGTGTGAAGAGTGTTAAGAAACAAAACAAGAAGAAATAAACTTAGTGTTTGCGAAAGCACAAAACTATTTATTAGGCAACATTTCTAGGAGAATTTAAATGGCAACAGTAATGGACATTATTAAAGGTATTTCACAGGCCGCCGCAAACGCTTACGACGGTGCCCACGATGCAAGAGCCGCATCTGACGGCGAAGCACGAACAGCAGGTCTCAAAAGAGAGCAGGGTGACATGAATATCGAAGCGAGAGTTATGGACGCATTTAACGTAAGATTCCATGGTGACCGCCTTTCTGTTCATTATCATGGTGGCTGTAGGTTAAAAGAAACTCACGACCGAAGTACATTCGAGAATGAGATTAACCAGCATCTTGCAGATGTTGTTAAATATCTTAAGAAAGAATACAAAAAGATCACAGGCGATACTCTGACCCTCACACAGGAAGGTGACTCGGATATCTTGGTTCAATACATTAGTCGCATCCGTTGCGATGTTCAGGCTACACAAATGTATAAGATTGGTGGAATGGATGGTGTCGTTGACGCAAAAGATTCTTCTGAAGATCGTCTTGATGATGCAATTAAAAATTGGTTGAAACTCGGCAAGGGTGGGTAAGAAGGTGAATGGGACACCAACTCACAAAGAAAGAGATCACAAGAGAAATTCTCAAGTGTGGTAAAGACCCCGTTTATTTCATCAACAACTATGCTAAGATTTCCCACCCGATGCACGGGTTGGTACCTTTTAAGCTTTATGATTATCAAGCTGATTTAGTCGAGGACTTTAACGACTATCGTTTTAATATTATCCTTAAAGCTCGACAACTCGGTATCTCGACAGTGACTGCGGCATACATTGCATGGATGATGATCTTTCACCGAGATAAGAACATTCTTGTTATGGCAACGAAGTTTGGAACAGCAGGAAACTTAGTTAAGAAAGTAAAGGCTATTGTTAAGCATCTGCCACCATGGATTCGAATATCAAATGTTTCTATTGATAACAGAACTTCTTTCGAACTCTCCAATGGATCTCAGATTAAAGCATCTTCAACTTCTGGTGACGCAGGTCGTTCGGAAGCCCTGTCACTTCTTGTAATTGACGAGGCCGCACATGTTGACGGTCTAGACGAGTTGTGGACAGGGCTTTATCCTACATTGTCCACAGGTGGTCGCTGCATCGCACTTTCAACACCAAACGGTGTCGGAAACTGGTTTCACAAAAGCTATACAGATTCAGCGATTCAACAAAACGACTTTCATCCAACAGAATTAATGTGGGATGTACATCCGGAACGCGATCAAGAATGGTTTGAGCATGAAACAAGAAATATGTCGCGACGACAGATCGCACAGGAGCTTGAATGTAATTTCAATACTTCTGGTGAGACAGTCGTTCACCCGGACGATATCGCATATATGCTAGAACAAACTTGCGAACCAAAATATAGAACTGGATTCGACAGAAATTTTTGGATTTGGGAAAGCTATCTTCCCGAATGCACTTATTTGATCTCGGCAGACGTCGCAAGGGGCGACGGCAAAGACTATTCTGTCTTTCACGTTTTCAATTTAGATACAATGGAGATTATCGCAGAGTATCAAGGAAAGGTCACTCCAGATGTTTTCTCTCAGATCCTTGCAGACGCTGGAAAAGAGTATGGTGATTGTCTGGTTGTGGTAGAAAACAACACTGTTGGCTTTGCAGTATTAGATAAATTAAAAGAGAAGGGGTATCCAAATGTTTACCATTCTATTAAATCAAGTCACGAGCAGATTGATCAAGTTCAAGCAGAATTTAACAACTCTGCCGTTGCAGGATTTACCACGTCTTTAAAGACACGACCAATGATTGTTGCGAAAATGGAAGAGTTTGTAAGAAATAAACTAGTTAAGGTGTATTCATCCAGACTTTTAAATGAATTTAAGACTTTCATTTGGAACAACGGTCGCCCACAAGCTATGCGCAGTTATCATGATGATTTAATCATGGCTTTTGCAATTGGATGTTGGGTAAAGGATACAGCATTTGCTGAGGCCCAACGAGACGTGCAATATCAAAAAGCCATCTTAAATTCTATGAAGAAAAGTGATAGTATTATGAATACAACCATATCCGGAATGCAAGGGTACAGACCTACAAACAGTTCGGAGAAAGCAAAAAAAGAAGCTGAAAAGAATAAAGACTTTATGTGGCTCTTTAAAGGATAAAACAAATGGCAGGTAGATACGGAAAAACTAACAACCCTCGGAACACAGATTCTAGATTATTTAAACAATTGACTAGATTGTTTTCTGGACCTATTGTAAATTACAGAAGGCAGATTCCGAGAAAGAACAAAAGACGTCACTTAGACAAACATCAGTTTAAGTCAGCGTCCGGAAAGCAATTTAAAAAGGTCGCCTACGATCCGTTTGAGAATTTATCTTCAATGCTCCTTCAGAATCAGGGCCGCGTTGAGAGATACGGCGACTTTGATCAAATGGAATATGAACCAATCATCGCATCAGCTTTAGATATTTATGCAGACGAGATGACAACTTCTTCTGATTTACAGCCTTTGCTTTCGATTAAGTGCCCGAATGAAGAGATTAAGGCGATCTTGAGTACATTATATCATCAAGTTTTGAATCTTGAGTTCAATCTTTTTGGATGGTGTCGTTCGATGTGCAAGTATGGAGACTTATTTCTTTATTTAGATATCGATGAATCAATGGGGATTCAAAATGTAATCGGTTTACCTTCTCATGAGGTTGAGAGATTAGAAGGCGAAGACAAGACAAATCCAAATTATGTTCAATATCAGTGGAACACTGGTGGTTTAACTTTTGAAAACTGGCAGGTTGGCCATTTTCGTATTCTTGGAAACGACAAGTATGCCCCTTACGGAACCTCTGTCTTAGAAGCTTCTCGTCGTATCTTTAGGCAGCTTACTTTGTTAGAAGACGCTGTTATGGCCTATCGTATTGTTCGCTCACCAGAACGTCGCGTGTTTTATATTGACGTCGGCGGTGTTGCACCAGAAGATGTGGAACAATATATGCAGAAGGTTATGACGCAAATGAAGCGAAATCAGATCGTTGACTCAACAACAGGTCGAGTCGACCTTCGTTACAATCCTTTAAGCATTGAGGAAGACTACTTTGTTCCAACAAGGGGGAACACGTCTTCTAGAATTGAGAATCTCCCCGGTGGAGCATACTCCGGAGATATTGACGATGTTAAATATTTAAAGGACAAGCTTTTTGCAGCACTCAAAGTACCTCAGGCTTATTTGTTTAGAGGCGAAGGTGCAGAAGAGGACAAAGCGACTCTTGCACAGAAAGATATTCGTTTTGCAAGAACAATTCAGAGATTGCAAAGAGCGATTGTTGCAGAATTAGAAAAAATTGGTATTATTCACCTTTATACTTTAGGTTATAGGCATGAGGATCTTGTTTCATTCAAGTTATTCCTTAATAATCCATCTAAGATTGCAGAACTTCAAGAGCTTGAGCATTGGAGAACGAAATTTGACACTGCCGGCGCAGCAACTGAGGGTTACTTCTCAAAACGCTGGGTTGCCGAGCACATCTTCAGTCTTTCTGAAGAAGAATTTGTTCGCAATCAAAGAGAGATGTTCTATGATCGCAAGTTCGAGGCGATGCTTGAAGCCGAATCGGAAGCAGGTCTTGAAGCCGCAGCCGGCGATCTGGGCGACCTCGGAGATGATGACCTTGGAGGTGAAGATCTCGGAGGTGAGGACTTAGGAGGTGAAGATCTCGGTGCCGACTTAGGCGGAGAAGAGTTCGGAGCCGAAGAAGACGAAGATAACGTCCTTCTCGCCGAACCCGGCAAAAGAGATGAATATACAAAACCCGGCTGGAAGGGTGCAACCTATACAAAGGTTGAGGACACACGCGGAGATCGTCGTTCCCGTGGAGCGAGATATCGTAGTAATATTTCAAAAGGCGGAGACTCAGTTGGCCGTAACACAAGAAGGAATACTTTTAAGGGATACTCAGAATTATCTAGTTTAGCAAACCTTACTTATGAACAAAAAGAGACTACTTATAATGACAGCGAAGAGCAGAAGCTGTTTGAAACAAAAACTGCCGTAAAAAACCTAATCACAGAGTTAGAAAAAAAGGATTTGAAAAAGGATGAAAAAGTTGAAGCATAATAAGAAAAGAAATACCGCTTTTCTTTACGAGACCCTCGTACGAGAACTTACTAAATCTATCGTAAAAAAGAATAATGAGCGCAAAGAAAAATTAATGGAAACCATTAAAGAGTTTTTTGGCAAGGATAAGCTTCTTGCAAAGGAACTGGAACTTTATAAATCGCTTTGCGAGACATATGACATGGAACCACACGTTGCCGAGAAGCTAATTTTTGAAATTAGAAAGAAGCACGACACTTTAAATAAAAAGGATCTGTTCAACGAGCAAAGCTCTCTTATTAAAAAGATGAATATGATCGTTTCTAAAAGCGCCTTTTCTAGTTTTGTGCCAAATTATAAGAATCTTGCAACTGTTTATCAAATTTTTAATCAAGACACCCCAACAAAAGAAAGAGTTCTTTTAGAAAGTAAGATGTTGCATACGATGACAAAAAAGGCGAAAGAAGTAATTCAAGAAATGAAGCCGATTGATGACCTCACTTTCAAAACATTTGTTGAAAAGTTTAATACAGAATATTCTGGAAAGCTCATCAACGAACAGAAAGAGCTTTTAACAAAGTATATTTCTTCTTTTATCGACAACGGCATTGAGTTAAAGATCTTTTTAAATGAAGAACTTGGAAGATTGAAGAAAATTGTTACTGAATCTGCATCTATGGAAGAAGTCAAGAATGACGAAGAAATGAGCGAGAAGACAAAAAAGGTCTTGGAGATCATCGAAGATTTTAAAAACCATAAGATTGGCAAAGAGCTTATCGAAAAGATCTTGAAAATTCAAAATTTAGCTAGCGAGATTCAAACAGATGTCAATTGAAATTAAAGTAGGCTCAGATGCAGTAGCAGAGGAAGAGAAGCCAGTACAAGCTTCGATGACCCTTAATGCCCGCAAATCTCTTGATGGCAACATTATGATTTTTGATCATGAAGAAATCGACATTGTTGTAATGCCTGCTGAAAACAAGGTCGTTGCGTTTCCAAAAGATCTCATGGAAGACGCAGTGTATGCTGCCCAAGATCGTCTTTTTTATCACTTAATAAAGAAGGGAATCATCTTACCAGAGTCTGTCCATGGCGGAAACGTATATGGTTCTCTCGAAGGCGCTATTGCCACACCGATTCAAGAAGATGTTAGCGCAACACAAACCGCAGTATTTTCAATTGGTAAGTTTCTTTCGGAAGAAAAACCATATTTTGAAACATATAAGAATTATGAAGAAGATGGGATGGAGGATCTTACTGATCCGGATCCCGAAGATTCAACTGAACTCGGAGAAGTACCTCACGAGACAGAAAAGGGATCTTTACGAAAGGGCTGGATTCGCGGCCCTTACGGCATGACCTATACATATCGTTATTAAGAGGCTGTATGGAATTACTTTATTTCATTTTATGCGCTTATGGTATAACTTCGATCATCGTTTTTAGCCACATTGTAAAAGCTCCACGAGAGTATCTTTCATCAAAATCCAATTGGCTGTGTGAATTGCTTCATTGCACAATGTGCACTGGCTTTTGGGTTGGTGTATTTCTATGTGGCGTAAACAAATTCACTGAACTATTTACATTTGACTATAATTTCATTAACTTCTTGCTCCTAGGAGCCCTCAGTGCGGGTACTTCATACCTATTAAACACTGTTGTCGATGATGATGGTATAAAAATTGGGAGTAAATAAGATGAACACCGACGCCTTCACAGATAAATGGATGCTGCAACCAGTTAGACGTTGCTGCAAAGGATCGTGACTATGAGCAAGTATTTATTAAGAGAGTTTTATGAGCTTTGCCCGAACGGCACATGTGAAGACCTTCTTACAGAAGACGACAAACGAATGATCCGTGAAAACGGAGCAATGTTCCTTACCGGTGTTATGCAAAGAGCGGATGCTCAAAATGGAAATGGTCGTGTTTATCCAAAAGGAATTTTGGAGAGAGAGATTGAAAACTATTCAAAGATCGTAAAAGAACGACGCGCCCTTGGTGAGCTTGATCACCCTGATGATTCGGTCGTCAACCTCAAAAACGCCTCACATATGATTACAGATGTTTGGTGGGACGGTAACGATGTTATGGGAAAGGCCCAAATCCTCAATACTCCATCAGGGCAGGTACTTAAGGAACTCGTAAATGCCGGCGTAAAGCTCGGTATTTCCTCTCGCGGATTAGGTTCCGTTAGTGAACAGATGGGTAAAACAATTGTTGAAGACGATTTCCAATTGATTTGCTTTGATTTTGTATCTGAGCCGTCAACCTCTGGTGCATTTATGATGACCGAGGGTAAAAACATTGATCTAAACAAGGTATTTACAAAAGCCGATAAGATTAATCGTGCTTTAAACGAAGTGTTAAAATGAAAAAAGCTGATTTAAAGAAAGTATTAAAACCTCTTGTTAAAGAATGTATTCAAGAAGCCCTCCTCGAAGAAGGTCTATTGTCTAATGTAATCGCCGAAGTCGTAAAGGGCTTAAACGTCCAGCCTCTTGTTGAGCAGGTTCAGCCAAAGCAACCGCAAGCTCAAGCTACAGAGCAGAAGATTATCGACGAGGAAGCACAAAAAAGAAAACAAAAGATTAATGAAACCCGAAAGCAGATGCTAGACGCAATCGGTAAAGATTCTTACAACGGAATTGACCTTTTTGAAGGTACAGATCCAATGAGAGAGTCAAGCAATCCACACAGTCCATTGGCTAACACTGACCCCAGTGATTCTGGAATTGACATCTCCAGTTTATTGAACAATAGAAAAACGTGGAAGGCCCTAGCAGGAAATTAAAATGAGCAACAAACATCCAATTAATATAGAAATAACACCAAAACCAAATGAACCGATTGAGCGAACTTTAAAAAGGTTTTCTAGAAAGGTTAAGAAAGAGGGAATTATGGATCAACTTCGCGAACGTGCCCGATTCGAAAAACCCTCTGACAAGAAGAGACGCCTAGCTAAGAAAAGAAAGGCAGTATTAAGAAGACTAAAACAGAAAGAGCAAACTAATTAAATCGTAAGGATTTTCAGGAGATAGATAATGGCAACATTCAATTATAATGGCGTAGGGTTAAGGAACGTAGGGTCTTATTCGGTTAGCGGCGCTCCGTGGATCACTGGATCCGTCGCAATGCACTCACAAGCGCATGCAAAAACCGCTGCAGCATCCTCTTCGGCAGGAATGTATAGAGTTAACGGTGAAGGAACAAATGCAAAGCCGGCAGAAATTAGAGTTAATTTCCCAAATGTAACAAAAAGCTTTACAGTGATTACATCCGGTTCGCAAGGATCTGCACCAATAGTTAGGGTCCACTTTGCCTCTATGTTTACAGAGGACACCTCAGGTGCCCCAAAGCACAATGATATTATTAACCACCATCATTTTATTCAGCTAGATGGAATTGAGGAAAGTCTAACGATGAATGTAAAATGCAGTACGATATATCTCTCAACACCGAATGATGAATCTGGATTCCAGATGTATGCAGAATTAACTAATATTCCAACTGGAAGCATGTATACGCTTACTGGTTCGGGTATAACAGAATAACAATAGGAGATATTTAAGATGGGTTTTGGTTCAAGCGGAGGCTCCGGAGGGGGATTTAGTGGTTCACCACATTCTACTACCGAGACAGTATCTGGTTCTAGTAAAATTATTTCTGAAACAGGATTTACTACTGCCGGCTTTCTTAGTGTCACTGGCTCTACCACATTAGAGGGTAAGCTTTCAAGTTCATACGCTGGATCAAACAATCTAGAGGGCGAGCTTTATGTTGAGACTGGTCTTTTTGTATCTGGAAATGTATCCCTGCACAATCGTGCCAGCAACTGCCTTCTTTCATTAGAGGGTCTGGCAGGAGCAAACTCTGCAATAGAATTTAGAGAAACTAATCTTTATTGGTCAATGGGCCATCGAGGAAGCAATAACTCCTTCTTTATTAGAGATTCCCTTTCCACCACAGGCGACGTTTTCCAAATGGAAGAAAATGCCGGCGACAATCTTATATATGGTAAAGCCGGATCTCTTTTAGGTATCAATACAGACGCCCCAACACACACTCTTACTGTAGCTGGTGCCGTATCTGGCTCTGGTAAATCTTTTTTCGAAGGCGATATGCAGATTGCCGATAACCTTTTTCTTTCAGGTAACCTAGGCGTAGGAACATCGAGTACCTTATCATCTTCTATAAATGTCATTGGTGGCATTAGAGAGGCAAAATATTCCAACGGTGCCGGAGCAGTAGCATCTTTGAGATTAGCAAAAGCAAAAGGGTCTGAAGCCTCCCCCGCAGTGGTATCTACAGGACATAGTATCGGTCAGCTTGAGTTTGCTGCATTTGATGGGGCAAATTATATTCCTGCCGCAGCCGTAAAAGGTAAAGTTGAGGGAACACCCGGTGCTGATGATATGCCCGGAGCCTTGCACTTCGAAACAACCGCTGACGGAGCCAAAGAGTCTACTGCTCGTCTCGTGATCGATCCAAAAGGAAACTTGCGAGTCGGAACAGACGCAAATTCAGTTACTTTAAATGCAAACGCCGAAGGCGCACTCGCCATACACAACGGCACTGCGCCAAATGCGGCAACATCAAATACTGCTGTTTTATATGTTGATAGTGGCGAGCTTAAAGTATTAGACGCCGGCAACAACACAACAGTACTATCTCCACACCCTGACGGTTCAGAGGATTGGGTTTTCTATTCTAAAAACCTTAAGACCGGCAAAACAGTGAAGATTCAAATGCAGAAATTGATGAAGAAATTAAACGACCTTCTCGGGGAAGATTTGTTTGAGGAATGGCACGACGACATTACTTAAGCATTATTATGTCTTTTAAACAATAAACACACTATTTATTTTGATAAATAATCCCCGGAGTATATCACATGTCTAAAATGTTAGAACAAGCAATTATCGATGCCGAGGCTCTCAAAGAGGCCGCGTTAAAAAATGCAGAAGCTGCAGTTGTTGAGAAATATTCTCACGAAGTGAAGGAAGTTGTTGACCAACTTCTTGAGCAACCAGAGGACGAACTGGATGGTGACTTAGACGCCGCTCCTGTTGCCGATGAGTTTGGTGATTTGCCTCGTGCCGATATGGAAGGCGAGAGCATGTGCCCTTGTCCAGATGAGGAAGAGGAAGTTGAAATTGACTTTGATGCTCTTGCTAAACAAATTGACGCCGAGGATGAGGGAGAGATGATTGACCGCGATGAACTCGCTGATGATCTCATGGAAGAAAAAGAAGAAGAGTTGACAGAAGACGAAGAGCAGATTGAAGAAGATCAAGATTTCGATGAAATCACAGAAGCTCTCGTTGCTGAACTCCTTGAAGAATTGACTGTAGATGTTAAAGCTGTACCAACCGGTGTTCCCGGTGGCGCTTCTAACGCTGCACTGGATAGAGAACAAGTTGAGATTGCACTTGCCCAATTGGCCCAAGAAGAAGCACAAGGCGAAGCAATGAAGCATGAAGAGAATGCCCTTGAGGAAGAAAAAGAAGAACTCGAAGAGGCCCTGAGTGCTGCAAAGTCGACAAACGACGAACTTGTTAATGAAAATAAAGAACTTAAGAGCTTGCTTGTAAGAGTAAAGGAAAGACTTGAAGAAGTTAACCTTTCTAATGCAAGACTGCTCTACACGAATCGCATTTTGAGTAGTGCCTCCCTGAATGAGCGACAAAAAAATAAAATTGTCGAGTCTATTTCAAAATCCGAGTCTGTTGAAGAAGCAAAGGTTATCTTTGAAACTCTTCAAAGCGCAACGGGCGACAACAAACGTCAGCCAAAATCGTTGAGCGAAGTAGTATCACGCCCTTCAACAACTTTACCTCGTCGTGAAAAACGAGGAAACATTTCAGACCCCGTATCTAATCGCTGGAAAGCGCTTGCGGGGATAGACAAAAAATAAGGAGAATTAAAATGTCTGTACTTGATAAATTAACAGAAGGCATTGTTAATCGTGATCTCCAAAAGGAAGGTGCTGCTCTACTGAATAAGTGGGAGAAGACCGGTCTTTTGGAAGGGATTACCAGTGACTCACAAAAAAATGGAATGGCTCGCCTGCTTGAGAACCAAGCAAAAGAGCTACTTAGAGAGGCTTCCTCGATGGCAGCCGGTGATGTTGAAGGCTTCGCAGCCGTAGCATTCCCACTTGTTCGTCGTGTATTTGGTGGTCTTATTGCTAACGATCTTGTATCCGTTCAGCCAATGAGCCTTCCATCCGGTCTTATCTTCTTCCTCGACTTTACACACACACAACTTCGTGCTGGTGCCGCTGCAGGCGCATCACTTTATGGTGGTGGTGCAGTCGGAGCAGAAATTACAGGTGGTGTAAATCTCACCCGCGCACCAGATGCAACAAACGCAATTGGTGGTCTTAATCAAGGCGGTGGTGGTTTTTACAATCTTGGAAATGCATTTTCCTCACCTACTGGTTCGATTTCGTTGGCTGACCGTACGGGTAACGACCCAGCTACGGATTCTGAGACAACAGGTCTTCACGACAAGGACAGTTGGACAACTGCCGACGCCCCTCTTGGGTCCGTTGGAGTTCAGGTTTCCGCGCTGTCTGCGGCCCAAAAGAAAATGATCAATTACGATCCTGATATTCTTGGCCGCTCTACTGACTTTGTTGGAACTATCGTTGTTTGTGTTGCTGACGCAACCATGGCAACAATTAATTTGGACGCTCTCCACGCGCTTTACGTTGGTGACGATGCTACCATGGGAACCGAACTTGCATACACAGGTGCTGGTACAACTGGTACAGGTGCTCAAATCGTTCGTCGATTGACAAAGCGTGGTTATGTAGACTCTAACGGTCTTCACGTAACCGATTCCGAGCTTAACCACTTTACATTTGTTGTTCAGGCTTCTGATACATTTGATGGTGACATCGGTGCTACTTTGCAGCAATTGATCTATCCAATAAAGGATAATTTCTCTGCTGGTGATAACACCTCGCTCGGTGCAGTTCGCGGCGCTGACACTTGGGGACTTGAAGAGTCCGGTGCTACTGGTAATGTTGGTTCGGGAACAAACAAGAACGAGATGGCTGAAATCGACATTAAGGTTGACTCCATTTCCGTTACTGCCCAGACCAAGAAGCTCAAGGCCAAATGGACCCCAGAGCTTGGTCAAGACCTTAACGCTTACCACAACCTCGACGCTGAGGTTGAGCTTACAGGTATCCTCTCTGAGCAAATCGCTCTTGAGATCGACCGTGAGATCCTTAGTGACCTCGTTAATGGTGCAGAAGCTGGTACTCGTTACTGGTCCCGCGCTCCGGGTCTCTTTGTAGACGTAAACGGTACTGAGCTTGGTGCTTCTTCGGCTGCTCCAGACTTTACTGGTACAGTATCCGAGTGGTACGAGACTCTCGTTGAGACAATCAACGATGTTTCTGCTCAGATTCACCGCAAGACTCTTCGTGGTGGTGCTAACTTCATCGTCGTTGGACCTGAAGTTGCCAACATCCTTGAGTTCACAAACGGTTTCCGTGCAGACGTAACTGGTGACGCTGACCGTGGTTCGGTTGGTGCAGTTAAGTCTGGTGCACTTAGTAAGAAGTGGGATGTATACGTAGATCCTTACTTCCCTCGCAACGTAGTACTCGTTGGTCGTAAAGGTGGTTCGTTCCTTGAGAGCGGATATGTTTACGCTCCATACGTGCCACTGCAGGTCACACCTACTATCTTCGGTACCGAAGACTTCATTCCTCGCAAGGGAGTGATGACTCGTTACGCCAAGAAGATGGTAAGACCTGATATGTACGGTCTTGTAGTCGTTCGCGGCTTGCTTGGTGAAGCTGGTGCAACTAGCTAATCTTAGTTAAAACCGATTAACTTCTGGCCCCGCCTTGGGAAACTAAGGCGGGGCTTTTTTGTTTGTGCCTAATGTAAACGAGTATACTATTTACTACTGTTGAATCGTAAGATTCACAACCTAGTTATCGGGTAGACTTTGATCTACCTCCTAGTATTGCTGGAATAAACCAATACAGGAACATGATTACAAAAGGAGGGTTTTTAACTATGGGAACAAAAAGAGTGGGCCTCGCTAGAATTGAGGCACTAATAGAGAACTTAAAAAGAGATATTAATTTGGGGGCCGGTACCAAGCTTATCGGCGGTTATACTGCAGTAGAGAGTGTAACAGCAGACGATACTTTGACGGCTGTTGAATCAGGAACGCTTTATGTTTTTGCTGACGCTGCCGCAACTTTAACTCTACCAGATTCTGGAGCCGGCGATATCATTGGATGCACTTTTTCCTTTATATCCAATTTTCAAGGAACTGGGCAGAAAGTTGTATGTTCTGACACAAGTAATGAAGACATGGTTGGTGTTCTTTTGGCTGGTGATAATGACGACGACAATGCAACCAAAGCATGGGTTGCTTTAGTGGGGGATGCGTTTGCATCTATCAATATGGATAGTGTTGCACAAGGACATCCCGGAAGTCAATTCACAGTTACAAATATAGCTGCTGATGTATGGAAGGTTGAAGGTGTTATGATCCAAAGTGGTGGTTCTGAAGCAACACCATTCGCTACAACTTAATAACTAATACTTATTGAACAACAAGATAGTTTAATCTATCTAGCAAACAATAACCCCCATTTGATTAATTTCAGGTGGGGGTTTTGTTTTATCCAAAACTATTTACTTTGCTATAGGAGATCCTCGTGAATGGCCACTCGACCACCCCTCAATCCCAAGAGCACACAAAGTGCAACAATTCTACCGTCTTCCGGAAGTACAACAAACGTAGCGGCTGCGTGCCCTATCGGTGTATATACGGGTTCAGCAGGATTCCTTCAGGGTGCTCGCGACCAAGTTAGCTACGTTTATAAGAAACTTGGTGGAGATATCTTGGATATTGAGATAACCGAGGGTAATGTTTATGCAGCTTATGAAGAATCAGTTCTAGAATATTCTTATATTGTTAACATTCACCAATCCAAGAACGTGCTCTCAGATGCTCTAGGCGATGCAACTGGTAGCTTTAACAGTGACGGTGAATTAATCTCTTCAGGCTCTTACAACCAGCACTCAGGGCTTTCAGCGTCTCTTGAGGGAGACAGAGTAGAACTTAAATATCCTAATTTCCAATTTTCTTATGCAAGAAGGGTTGGACAAGCTCTTTCAAATGAAGTTAATGTCGGCGGCTTTGATACTGTGTATTCAGCTTCAATTGCTATCACAGCTTCAATACAAGATTATGATCTTCAAGCAATTGTATATTCTGCATCGGTGGATTCTGAAAATGATTACAAATTTTCTGATAAAGTTGGCAAGAATAAAATATTAATTAGAAAGGTTTATTATAAGACACCAGCAGCTTCTTGGAGATTCTATGGATATTACGGTGGTTTGAATACCGTTGGTAATTTGCAGTCTTATGGGCAATATGCTGACGACTCCCAGTTTCAGATTGTTCCAGTTTGGCAAAACAAGCAACAAGCTCTAGGATACGAAGACGCGCTTTATACTAGAAACTCACACTATTCGTATGAAATTAAAAATAATCAATTAAGAATATTCCCAAATCCTACATCTGCAACTTCGCCGACCAAATATTGGATTGAATTCATTATTCCAAATGAACATAACTCTTGGGATCAGAATAATCAAAGAAGAAATAACACACACGGCATTAATAATATGAATACTCTGCCGTTTGCAAACATTCCATACGACAAAATCAATTCGATTGGTAAACAATGGATTCGAAGATTCGGGTTGTCCTTATCAAAAGAAATATTAGGTCATGTAAGATCTAAATTCGCAACAATCCCAATTCCGGGAGAATCAGTGACTTTAAATGGTGATGCTTTAGTGTCACAAGCAAAAGAAGAGCAAACTGCTCTTCGAGAGGAACTTAAGACAGTTCTTGACGAGATGACTTACGACAAGCTGGTCGAAAAAGACGCCGGTATTGTTGCAAACGTCGGAACAATGCAAGAAAAACTGCCCATGGGCATATTCACAGGATAGGAGGGTAAGAAATGGCAAAGAAATGGTCACAACCGGCCTCACCGCCGCCTCCTTTATTCGTTGGCAAGAAAGAAAGAGACTTGGTTAAACAGGTGAATGACGAACTTATCGAAAGAGTCATCGGACAACAAGTTCTTTACTTTCCAATAAGCGCTACTAATAGCAATTTTCATCCTTTATATGGAGAGGCTATTGAAAAGAACTATTTGCCACCAATCAGAGTTCATGCTCTCATAGAATACGATGGTGATGAGACTGAATGGATGGAAAATGTCGGAATTGATACAAGATCATCTATTGTTATCCACTTTCATAAGAGAAGACTAACAGAAGATCAAGATCTTTTTGTAAGAACCGGTGACTTTGTATTGTATGGTGATATTTATTATGAGATTGTAAGCTTGAACGAGCCACAACAGATTTTTGGCCAAGTAGAGCACCAAATGGAAATCTCAGCTAAGTGCATTAGAGCACGCGAGGGCTTATTCGATGGCAATTGATAAGGACAAATATACAGTTGACAAAGATGGCAACATTGTTTCTGAAACAATCATTGCACCATCAACTCTAGAGAACATCGATCAAGCTATGTATGAGTGGATCGACAACACCGTTGATATATTCTGCACAACAAACAAAGGTTGGAAGAAATCTCCAGTTATTTGGATGTCAGCAGAACGCTCTCACCAGATAAAGAACAGAAAGGAACTTCGCGATGACAATGGCTCACTGATTTTGCCTATCATCTCACTTTCCAGAGCCAGCGTGACTAAAGATCCTTCCAACAAAGGAATCTTTCAAGCTCACATCCCTCCAAACATAGATGAGCGCGGAGGATCAATTGTTATTAATAGAAGAATTAATCAAGATAAGACTGCAAACTTTGCAAATGCCGATACTAAACGTAAAGGTAAGTACGCATCCACGAATACCGGTGCGAGAGATCAAGTTAATTTCGCAAAGAAGAATGAAAAGGTTGTTTATCAAACGATGTCTATCCCAATGCCAGTTTATGTTGATATATCATACGAGATAACACTTAGAACAGAGTACCAGCAACAGATGAACGAAATGATCACGCCATTTATTACAAAGACAGGAGGTATTAATTACTTTCTTCTAGAAAAGGACGGCCATCGTTATGAAAGCTTTATTGAACAGGACTTCGCCCAAAACAATAATGTGTCCACTTTGCAGGTTGATGAGAGAATGTATCAGACTACAGTAAAGGTCAAAGTCCTCGGTTATTTGATAGGCGAAGGCAAGAATCAAGCACAGCCAAAAGTTGTTATTCGAGAGAACGCTGTGGAGGTTAAACTTCCACGAGAAAGAGTAATCTATGGCGACATCCCAGAACACACTGATAAGAGCGGATTTTATCGCGATTAGTTTTGGACTTTGGAAAATCAAACAACTATTTACTAGAGCAATTATTATAGTCATAAAGGAGACGTCACAGCATGGCTGAAAAAAAGTTTAAGTTTGTTTCACCGGGGATCTTCCTCAGCGAAGTTGATAATTCACAAAACCCCAATGCGGGCACGGCCCCCGGACCAGTGATCATCGGTCGATTTGAGCGCGGCCCCGGAATGCGCCCAACAATAGTAAATTCCTTTTCTGAATTTGTAGAAATTTTCGGAAATCCAATCTCAGGTAAAGGAACAACAGACGGCGACGTTTGGAGAAACGGTAACTACCTTGCTCCTACATACGCTGCTTATGCTGTCCAAGCTTGGTTGAGAAACAACGCTTCTTGTACCGTTATTCGTCTTCTTGGAGCAGAGGATCCCACAGCAGTTGCCTCTGGAACAGACGGCGCAGCCAATACCGGCGGAAAAGCTGGTTGGGATATGGGTAATGTCGGTTCATCTGCACCAGACGGAGCATATGGACTTTTTGTATTTCCAAAGTTTGAGATCCTCTCCACAGCAGCCGCCACTCCACACACTGGAACATTGGCAGCTATCTTTTATGTAAATCACGCCTCTACAACATTGGCGCTCACGGGTACAGCAAGATCCACCTCAGGAAAGGTGCCTGCAATGTTCCCAACAGCTTCGCACGGCGCACTTCTTGTTACTTCTAGTGCAAATGCAAGTGGACAGTTTACAATGGCTGTTGGAACTCAAGCTGAGATCGCAACTGCAAACAGCGTTGGTGCAAAGAAAATTGAGTTCAACTTCAACGAGAATTCAGAGAAGTTTATTAGAAAGGTATTTAATACTAATCCTGCAAAGGTTAACTCTAATGCTTACTCAACTACAGAAGCATACTTCTTAGGCGAAACCTTTGAGCGACAACTTCTCGATCAACAACGTGGTGGCGCAGGTAAGCACGGTGGAGCCGCCGCAGACGGTGGCTTCGGTTTCGGCGTCGGTGAGGCCGGAACAGGCTTGTCGACACTGAACAACATTGGTGCAGCAGCAATGCTTCCTTTGAAATCTGTTGGTGGAAGTTACGATTGGGCTGATCATACTCGCCCAATGCAATCTGGCCGCACAGGCTGGTTTGTAGCTCAACATCAGGGTGCAGCAGCAACTTTCAATGCTCACCAACTTCAAAAATTATTCAGATTACACTCTTTGGAGCCCGGTGAATGGACACAAAGAAATCTTAAGGTTTCTATCCAAGATATCAAGCCTCCTAAATCGGCAGCACTGGGAGTCCCTCAGTTCTCGACATTTACAGTTGTAATCAGAAAGATCGACGACAGTGACGCATCCCCTCAACTCGTAGAACGTTTCAGCGGATGTGATCTCAATCCAAATTCTGCAAACTATATTTGTAGAAAGATTGGTGATAAGTACGTTGAATGGGACAACACAAAAAGAGCATACAGAGAGTACGGAGCTTATAACAATATGTCAAAGTTCGTTACTGTTGAGGTTAATGAAGTTGTTTCCAACGGAGACGCAGCAAATCTTATGCCTATGGGTATGTATGGACCACCACGTCCTAAAAAGATCGTTATCGGAACAGGAAGAAACATTGGTACCGAGTCTTGGGCTCTACACAACACAGGTTCTTTCTTGCCAACACACTTTGAAGGAGTTCAGAGCCCTGCAGCAATTGCAACCGGTGGCGGACTGTTCCAACTCGGTCTTACGGGTGCCCTGATTTGGCCACAACCAATTCTTCGCCACTCGAATACAGAGGATAATCTTCCAAAGAAGAACGGAGCATACTTCGGTGTGTCGACTTCTAAATCTGGTTCCGGTATCTTCGCTCCGAGTACAATAGATACTCTGAGAGCACTTCCTGCTGGCGTTGGTACAATGAACAGCGACTCTTCAAGAATCGTAACTGAAGGCGCAACATACGTTGAACCAGCTTTCATTTTCACGCTTGACAACTTGTCTGCTTCCGCAGATGGTTCCGGAGATGTTAAATATATTTCTGGTTCACGTACGGCTGGTCTTTCATTGACAGCCGTGAGTGGAACAAATGCTGTTCTTACCGGTAGTAGTCTCACCTACAACCGATTTACAACTCTTTTCCACGGTGGGTTCGATGGCCTCGATGTTACAGAGAAAGATCCATTCAGAAATACAAGATTGGATGATAGTTCGGATGCTAAAGCAAACTATACTCTTTTCTCGGCACTTAGAGCTATCGATACTGCAAGAGACCCAGAATACGTTGAGTGTAACTTGATGACCATTCCGGGTATCACAAACAGCACTGTTACAGATCATGTAATCGATATTTGCGAAGAAAGAGCAGACGCTCTCGCAATCATCGACTTGGAAGATGACTACGTGCCAGCACACGAAAGCACAGACACTGAGGCTACTCGTAAGCCAGATGTTGATACAGCAGTGCAAAAATTAAAGAATCGCCAGATTAACTCAAGTTATGGTGCAGCGTATTATCCGTTTGTACAGATTAGAGATTCTTTGGCTAATCAGTTATTGTTCGTCCCACCTTCAGTAGTAGGTTTGGGTACTCTCTCATACAGCGAATCAGTTCGCGACGTATGGTTTGCACCAGCCGGCTTCACACGCGGTGGACTTAGTGACGGTAAGATCGGTTTCCCAGTTGTCGGTGTAAAGCACCAGTTGACTTCTGACGAAAGAGATAAGCTTTATGAAGTAAACATTAACCCAATCGCTTCTTTCCCTGCAGAGGGTATCGTAGTGTTCGGTCAAAAGACACTTCAGGTTTCAGAATCCGCACTTAATCGAATTAACGTACGCAGACTCTTGATCTTCCTTAAGAGAGAGATTTCTAGAGTTGCAGCAACCACATTGTTCGAACAGAATGTAAGAGCAACATGGAACGGCTTCTCTGCTCGCGTTGAGAGCATTTTGAATGACGTCAAGTCTCGCTTGGGCTTGGCTGACTTTAAGGTTGTGTTGGATGAAACAACCACCACACCAGATCTGGTAGACAGAAACATTATGTACGCAAAAGTGTTCTTGAAACCAGTGCAAGCAATTGAATTTATCGCACTTGATTTTGTAATCACAGATTCCGGGGCTTCATTCGCAGATTAATAAAGATAATTTATAGCATAACTACTATTTAGTACAACAGGAGAAAATAAAAAAATGGGCAGTGATCAATTCTGGAATTCAACAAGCATAGAGCCAAAGCGTCAGCATAAATGGCTTGTATACTTGCATAATTCAAACATTCCATCTTATGTTGCAAGAAAGGTAGATAAGCCAAGCTTTTCCATCAACGAGCAACAGCATAAATATTTTGGACATACTTTTAAGTATCCCGGACAAGTAACTTGGGATGATATCACTATGACCCTCGTTGATCCAATCGACCCAAATGTAAGCGACAAGCTTCAGGACGTATTGATAAACTCCGGATATCGCACTCCAGATAACCGCACAAACAACGCTCTCTATACTGTCTCTAAAGACTCTTCTGTAAAGGCTCTAGGCCCTATTGTACGAATTGAGCAGTATGGCACGCAACCCGGTATTGGCGCAAGCTCCGGCGAACCTTATCTTATTGAGGCGTGGCAAGTCTTCAATCCTTGGATTAAAGATGTAAAGTTTGGTGAATTAACCTACGAAGATGACGGAATTGTCACTGTAGACTTAACAATTGCTTTCGATTGGGCTAAACTAGTAGACGTCAAATAAAAACTGAGGTGAAAAATGGCTAGAAATAACGAGGACCGCTTGGGTACACCCGCCCCTGCTCCGCCAAACGTTATGGAAACTTCGAACAACACTGCAGGAGATCAAATGTTTTCTTTTGTTACTCCCACTGAGTTTGTCGAACTTCCTTCAAAGGGTAAGTTTTATTCGGAAGGACATCCTTTACATAATGTAGATACAGTCGAGATCCGATATATGACAGCTAAGGACGAAGATACTTTAACTTCACCTGCGCTGTTAAAAAAAGGAATTGCAATTGAGAGACTTTTAAAGAATGTTATTATCGATAAAAGTATTAATACTGATGACCTTTTAGTTGGAGATAAGAATGCAATCTTGGTTGCAACTAGAATCTCTGGCTATGGAGCAGGATATACAGCAAAGGTAACATGTACATCTTGTGCTACTTCTACGGACTATACTTTTGATCTTAACGAGGTCGACCAGAGTCTCCCTGAAGAGTTAGAGGTAAACGATGATGGCCTCTTCAACCTTAAACTACCTAAGATGGATGTTATGGTTGGCCTGAGTCTTATGACAGGTGCTGATGAAAAGCGATTAGTTAAGTTAGCAGAGAACCGAAAGAAGAAGGGTCTTCCAGAAGCTGTATTAACAGACCAATTCAGGATGATCATTCGATCAGTTAACGGCAGTCAAAACAACGAGCATATCAATGCTCTAATTGAAAACATGCCAGCAACAGATTCAAGATACCTGCGAACTGCATATGCAGAGTTATCACCAAATGTGGACCTTACTCAAGATTTTGAATGTCCAGAATGTAACATGCAGGAGGAGGTCATTATTCCGTTTACGACGGAGTTTTTTTGGCCTAAGTGAGAAGTATGCTAAAAACCTATATGAGCAGTTTTTCTTTCTGAAATACCATGGAGGCTGGAGTTTCGCAGAAGCTTACAGTTTACCTGTCCGATTAAGAAACTGGTTTGCAGATAGACTTGTCAGCCAGATCGAAAAAGAGAATGAAGCTTTAAAGGATGCTAAACATAGGTAAAACATATTCTATAAACTAATTACAATGATTAGAGAGAGTTGCGCATATGCAAAATATTAATGAAGAAGAGTTAGACCAAGTTATCGATTTAGGATTGAACCGTAAAGGCGAACTAAATGAGAGCGCCCTGAGAATGTTGGGTGCAAGAATTAAGCTTGCTTTAGAGAGAATGTTCACTCCTATTACGGCTGGCGTCTCAAAGTTAAAGGTCAAGGGAAGTCGAAAAGAGATCGACTCCTTCTTCTCCGCACTTAAGTCAGAGAAGAAGTTTATGGATGCTTATACAAAATACGGATTGGATGATCCTAGAACAGCAAAGAACGCTGTCTCTCTCCGCCGTGCAACATCTGGATTTCAAAGTGCTACTGGAATAAAATGGCCTTTTAAGTAAGGGGGGTTTGTAAGTGGCAAATGAAAAAGACATCAATCTCCAAGAAAGGCTAAATAAGCTTCTTCAACAGAAGGCGGGTTTAATCAAACAAATTGCTGATGCTGAGGCAAAACAGTCTGCTAAAGCCGGCGAGTATGTAACTAAAACACAGAAGGCAATGAAGGTGGCTCAAGATAGAGCCGCTCTTGCCGAAAAGATTCTTGAGTTCGAAGAGATGTCAATTGATGAGCGCAACAAAGACCTTGCTAACGAAGGAAAAAGAATTGCAAACTTGAAAGCGAGAAACCTGCTTACGAAAGAAGAGGCTGATCTACAAGAACAGATTCTACTTGCAAAAACTCAGATCGCTCAGAACGAAAAAGATGTGACTGACGAGATGAAGCAACAACTTCAGCTTGCAATCGATTTAAAAGATAAGAAAGAAGAGCAAAAAGACGCCGCTGACGAAGAAAAGGCAAATCTCCTTAGCAATCTTGATACTTTGGGAGGCATGGTTGGTCTAACCAGTACTCAAACTACTCTTTTTGGGAAAATGGGAAGCTCTGTTAAGAGTATTGGAAAGTTACTTTCAAATTCTGAAACAGATATGGCTGATATGGCTAAGAACGCAGCAAAGCTCGGAGGAGACTTAGCCTTAGGTACAGTCATCGCCAGATCAGAAGAACTCTTTACTCTTCAAGATGGCATAATTGCAAATTTCCGAGCAACAACCGGCGCATCAGCCCAGACAGCAACCGCAATTGCCGGCGCTTCAAACGAATTGCGTCAGATGGGTTTAGATATGACCTCTGCCGGCGTAGCTGGTGAAGCTTTATATAATAGTGTAACGGCTTTTAGAACAGCCACTCCAGAAGCCCAAAGAGAAGCAGCCGCATTTACTGGATTGTTGGTGGAACTCAACATTGATGCCAACACCGCAGCCGATGCAATGCAAACATTGACTATGGGAATGGGCCAGAGCTTATCTCAAGCTCAGGCGACGACCGAAGAGTTATTGCATTTTGCGAATTCTATTGATGTTAATGTTAACGAGGCTTTAGACAACTTTGCTAGACACTCTGACGAATTAGTTGCTCACGGTGGCGATGTGGTGGCTGTATTTAAGCAATTACAAACTCAATCTCGCTTAACAGGAATTTCTATGGATTCTTTGATGTCCGTCGCCGGCCAATTTGATACCTTTGAAGGTGCAGCTAGTGCAGTTGGTAGATTAAATGGTATTCTCGGTGGTCCTTATTTAAATTCTATTGAAATGGTTTATATGACTGAGGCCGAGAGATTAGAAGCGATGAAACAGACTCTCGAAATGTCCGGACGCTCTTTTGATAGCTTAAGCAGGTACGAGAAAAAAGCTCTTGCAGCAGCCGGAAGCTTTACAAGTGTCGGAGAGGCCCAGCAATTCTTTAACAGCCAATTGGATGATCCTAAAACAATTGAAGCAAAGCGTCGTCAAGAGAGCCTTACAGATCAAGCTCGTAAAATGAAACCTATAATGGAAAGACTCAGCTTGGCGATGAATAAGTTTGCATTTAGCATGGAACCTGTTATTAATTTTGCCAGCAGGCTTGTAGAAGGCTTTGCGGATATGAGCACCGGCGGAAAGGTCTTCGCTGGTGTGTTATTTATAGGGATACCGATGGTCTTAAAAATGACGAAAGCTTTAATGGGGCTAAGGCTTATGATGTTGCAAACCGCAGCCGCACAAGCAACCCTCGGAGCGGCCAAAGGATTGGGCGCACTCGGTATGTTGGGGTTAGGAGCAGCCGGAATCTTAGGCGGTGGATTGCTTGCAGCCGGAATCTATGGAGTCTCTCAGATGTTCGCTAATGGAACCGACTCAGCACCAATGACCGGCGCAGCCCTTATGGGAGAGAAAGGCCCAGAACTTTTGGTTGGTTCCTCTGGATCTAGAATGGTCGGAGCGTCTGGCCCCGCGATTAGCGGAATCAATAAAGGCGACAGAGTTATCACTAATGCAAACCTTAAGAAAGGTCTTGGCGGAGGTGGCCCAACCGTTGGAGCTATGAAGGCTGCTTTCAAACAAGCATTGCAAGAAATCAACAGCGAACAAGCTGCCGGCCAAAAGAAAGTGCAAACAGGTACTGTGCCTGTTGTTATGCAGGTTAATAACAGAGAGTTAGGAAGAGTTGTCTTAAAGATTATCGAGGATTCAAATTCCATAAAACTTTCTCCATCGACCTAGTTATAAACAACGGAAGAAAAAACTATGGCTCCAGATCGCAACGACAAAGACTCTATATTGGGTAAATCATATTTTAATTATGGTGGAGTCCCGTCTAATTTGAACACAAAGGGGTCAGGCCCTTTATATGACGCCACAAACACCTTGGCCAATCATTTAGGATTATATGTTGATATCCATGCACGCCATTGTAATGTTAGAGTTGCTTTTAAAGCTTTTATGACAGCGTTTGAAGACACGGTTGACTTGAACTTTGAAGACGAGCCACAAATGGGTGCGATTACAAAGCCAAAAAACTTTAAGGGAGTTGCTCGACAACTTTCTATCGGATTAAAACTACCAGCAGCAAATGTTGATGAGGCTAGGATGAACTTAAGAAATGTATCATTGCTAGTTAAATCTTTGCACCCCGTTCAAGAGCTTGAGTTCGATCCTTCCACCGGTCGTATGGTGAGAGCGCAGGCTCCAACGTCTGTCCCTTACTTTAGTATTAGATTCTTAAACCTTTTGGTGGACGGCAACATGGAAAAGCCAGACTTCGCCAGTGCCGCAATGAGCGGCCTGACCGGATATATGGACGATGTTAAATATTCTTTAGTTATGGACGATGATGGCGGTGGGTTCCTTGCTGACAGAGGCAACAACGGCACCAAGGCATTCACTCAGCATGTTTATCCAAAATTAATAACTTTGAATTTTGTATTTTATCCTTACTTTACTGTAGATCCTGCTTGGTCTATACAATCGGGTAAAGAAGGTATCTCACCAGAAGACGGAACATATTTCTTTGGTCCCAATAACTATCCTTACCAATATGAGTCTTCTAGAAATACACAAGGTAATACAATCATCAATGCATCTACTAATATAAACAGCAATGATACAATAAGTGAAGCTGATAAAGCAAGAATAAACAGAGCTTTTCATTCAGGTCGTAGGAAATAATTAATATGTCATTTAGATACAACAATAGACCATTTTTTAAAAACGCCGATGTACGTCGCGACGATTTTTTAAACTCTGATCAAAAATCTCACAACAGCAATCCTTTAAATAATACTGAGATTGTACAATACGTAACACCAATTATCGAACATCCAACTGAAGAGGACTTCAGGCATATAAATTCTCAAAGTTATGTTTGGCAATACGGTGATAAATTTTGGAAAGTGGCAACTAAATTTTATGGCATGCCGACTGTTTGGTGGATAATCCCGTGGTTCAATAAAAAACCCTTAGAAGCTGATTATAAGCCGGGAGACGTTATCGAAATCCCTTTTCCGCTTTCAGATTTATATCAATATTTTCAGTAAAGGACTTATAGATGGCAGACAAAATTCCACAAAATATTGATGAATGCTTTTTATTAGACTTTATGCCCGAGGTTGCAGACTTCCGCGATATCACTAATATTAATAAACAATCAGAACATGTTATTGTTTTAGACGAGCAACATTCTGGAAACTCACAACTTTTTCTTAATAAGCTTATAGATCCAGAATACCAGACTCTGATGGATGGGTGTCCCAAAAACTTATTTCAACAACTTTCCCCAATGGTGAATCTGTATAAAGTTTTTTATGACCCTGCGGATCCAAAATCAGAATCCGAATCCATAAAGTTTCAGTTTGGCAAGTTTGATCCTCTAAAAACAAGACAAGCTATCGAAGAGTTGAGAGGCGAATACGGTGATACTGCTCCTTTATACGGTGGTTTCCGTCCGGGACACTTGGCACCAAGCATTACAGAGGCAAACATTGTTTTCGATGGGCAAAACCCTGCTGAGGCCAACTCATTTGTCAAAGCTAATTTGAAACTTTATTTTCCATCTGCTGATGCGCTATTCTTTAAAAGAAGTATGGGCAGTAAACCAATAAGCTTTTCAAACTTAATTGAAAGGCCCTCCGTTCCAAAAGATCCAAATTCACAAATTTCATCAGAGGATAATCATAGAATTTATTCTCAAGACAATTTTAGAATTAAAATGGAACTCTTTTATTTACCCAAGGATTCGACATTCCTTAAAGATGATAAGCTTTGGGGCTCAAATTTTCCAATGGAAAAACGAAGGGCAATCATGGAGTTGATAAGCAACAACCGGTTAACTTTATATTTGAATATTGTGAAACACGAATTTTCTTTTGATCACGATAATGTAAACTTACCTTTTTATCTTAATGTTCAATATATCGGAGCGGTAGAGAGCGCTATGAACACTAAAGACGCCGATATCCTGAAAGATCCAGAATACGAAAAAAAGATGACTGAACTTAGAAAGACGCCTGAATACCGCGCCTACCAAGCAGCAAAATCGGCTGCCGGACCCTTGGGTATAGCGAGTTTAGTAAATAGCAAGGCCGCCGTGGATGCGATATCGCACCGCAACACCGCTGCTGGCGGCGTAATTGCTGCAGCAGAAGGCCCTGAATATTTTATCACCCCAGATCGCGTTCGAGACCTTCAAGCGGCCAAGCTTGAGTTTCAACTTGACACCATCGGTGGCGACATCGATGTGCCCGGAGTCACATGGGGTTCCGCTAGGACTAAAGAGACCCTAGGAGCTATTCAAGCTGAAACTACAGCTTGGGCTAAACTTGGTGTAGAATGGGATGTTCGAAAATCTCTAGGGCTCCAAGAATATGCTGCAGCGAAAAGAGCTTATGATAGGGTTTTGAAAGAGAACAATATGCTAGAGGAGCAACAACTTAGCCGAGGTTATTCTAGGATTATTAAAGAACTTTATGGAGGCGAAGCAGCTAAGGCCGCAGCCATGGCTGGAAACAAAGCCGCTCTCAGAACCGGAGTCAAATATGTATACAGCGTGGGTGTTCCGGCAACTCATTTAAAAGATTACTTAGCCCGCCGAGAGGGTCGAAAACTAGATCAAGAGACTAAAAAAAGTCTCGAAGAATTGGAGAAAACGGGCGATCCCGCCGCCGCAGATAGACTACGCGCAGAAAGAGAGAATGCTCAAAATGATGTGAGAACGTTTTATAAACAATTTTGGAAAAAACTTGGGCCAATACAAAAAGCAGCCAGAGATGTTGAGATAGTCGAAGGAAGCGGACGCGGATACGCTCTTTGGGAGAGCGCCAAAGCCGGAGCAACATCGGCTGTCACGGGTGATACCGGCTGGGACGAATTGGCGACCGCCGAATTTTACGGCGGCGGCTCCACCGACAGTGCAATAGGTATACAAGAAAAATTAAGAAGGATAGCAAGACTACAAGCTGCGGGCAAGAGTCCTGAACAATTGTCAGAGCTTTTAGAGAGACTAAGCACCAGAGCCGAAGCCCCTCTTAATTCCGGAGAGCAAGTTTATGACATAGATTATTTTTATTTAGGTGATTTAATGGACATAGTTTTGAGAAATGTTCACGCATCTAATGACAAACATCGTTTGAATCTTTATAGCGACTCCGAATATAGAGGTAAAAAGCCCGACGCCCGAGATTTAAAAGATAAAACACTTTTTGTATTAGGGAATATAACTTGGAACGATTTTGCTAGTAATGGCTCAAAAACAATTTCTTTAGACAGAGTACCAGTTTCAATGAAACTTTTTATGGAGTTTTGGACTGAAAAGGTTGTTAAAAGACAGAGAAAGGCTTATCCATTAAACGAATTTATAAAAGATGTCATGACGAACTTGGTTAAAGCAGTGTTCACTAATAAATGTAGAGTTCAAGGCGAGCCAACGAACAACCTTAGTTGTAAATTAGAACATGTTTCTTTGAATCCAGACATTGCCGGCGACCCCACAATTCATGTTACTCCGAGTGAACTACTGGGTGAGGAAATCGAAGAATTATTTGGAGCCGCAAGCTCGAAAAGCTCAGCAGCTAGGATTTCATTAACTCGTCCAACAAAAACTGAAATTGTTAGAGCAGCAAACCGCGCCGAAAGAAACGCGCCATCTATAGCAAACATAGCTGAGTTAGGATCATCAAACTCTAGGATAAGAAAAAGGGCACAAAGAAAACGAGCACGGAGAAACCGATGGGAGAAGGGAAGCTTTGATCAACTAAAGACAACAGAGATAATATATATGTACGCTACGAATAGCAAACCGGATCATTTACAAGGTAACAGGCAAAAAGACGTTGAATCCGGAGTTGTTCATATAGAGGTTGGAAATCCAAACACGCCTTTGAAAGAGGTGGGCTTTAATAAAAGCGATCAACCTTTTTATTTGGAAGCTAAAGGGGAGACAGCCGGCGTGAAAGATAACTCTATGGAGTTGAGCGAACCATATAATCTCGACATTACTTTATACGGATTGACCTATGCCCGCCCCGGCCAACATTTTTATTTGAAATTAAAAAACTTTGGTGACCCATCACAGAAACGAGTAAGAGGCCGCACTGTAGGTTTTGGTCTTGAATATTCACTTCAAGCTAGCCCTTCTCGAAGGCTCGGTCTCGGTGGATATTACATGATGAACAAAGTTGAACAAAACTTCCGTGCTGAGGGAGGAAGAACTTACTGGGAAACATTAACTCAAGCTCTATGGACATCTTTTGGAGATCAAAAGGCCGAAAACAACAAGACACTTAATAATACGCCATCACCAGTTGTAAACCCGGGCGATCAGACCATGACGGGCATATTTGCAACGATGAATTCTGCCACCGCCCGTATCGACGCCAAATTAGCCAATGCAAACATTACAGCCGGCGGAGCCCTAACAAGCGGATATATGTCAGAACTACTCCCGCCTGACACCAGACTCCACAGCGGTTACAACCCTGAGGCGGCTAAGGATTCCGTCTTAGCTGCACAATCGCCCGTCACCGATCTACGGGGCGGCTTCGGGGTAGGTGAGTACCGTACTATTATTGAAGTGGCTAATGAAGAAGCCGAAGGAGAAAAAGTCAACCCACTGGCTATGCAAAGTATTGTGACGTTTGGTGACTCTGCCGATACACAAGCCGCCGAAAAGGCTAAAAGACGGCAAGAAAGTACAGAGAGATATGAGGAAGAGAGGTCAACCCCAGCCAAGCGAGCAAATATTCAAAGCAGCAATTATACAGCCGGCAAATCAGGACAGTATTAAACAATGCCAGATTCAACAAGTACATATGCCCAGTTTTATTACAAACAATCGAGACAGCAAGCATTTCCAAAGTTTGGCCCACAACCAATGGACTCACATAATGAAAAGCTTCATTACGGAAAAGTTGATCAATATCAAAATTCTGTTTACATGATCGATCCTTCTAATTTATCTCAAATAGAAGCCGGACAGCCACAGCTTGCATTGGACTTTGTTGCCGATGCGTTTGGGGACTTACAAAGGTATTTCTCTAAAGCAGTTTCTTTTAACAGAATACAGAACAGGGGCAAGTTTTATAAAGGTATACGAGCCTACAGAGGTTGGAAAGATCCAAACGCTCTTTATATTAACTGGTTATCGGCGATTTACGGCGGGTTCGAGGCTTACTTGTTAGCTGGCGAGTCTCCTAAAAATCAAGAGATCAGGTCTTTTGGTGATTATATGAGGAATTTTATAGATTACGCTTCTGGCATTGCATCAGAATACCCAATAACAAAAACAGGGTGGATAAAGTCAACAAACTGCCCAGCAAGTATCAGCGGCCTTATAGTTGATATATCTGCAGACCCTTTTTCTGACGAAAGCGTTATTCAACGATGGCTTCAAGATCCAAATTTTAATTTTTATAGAAACGCTGCCTTAAAATATGGTTTTTTGGTTGATAAATCTGCACCATGGAGATTATATGCTAACGTTGCTTCTATAGAAATGCAAAATTATTGGAATAAAGTAAAGGAGCCTACGAACGAAGAGATCGAAGCTGCAAGAAAAATTGGATTTACGGATGCACAAATAATACAAGCTTATAGAAAGGTCTATTCTAAGAAAGGTTTAGTTTATGCTCCCGGGAATTCATCGAACTTATTTGATTTGTACTTTAATAAAAGTCGTAAATATGATATCTTAGAGTTAATGAATTCTATGGGGTCATTTTATAATCAGTTTGTTGACAGGTATCCTACTGTCACTGTTCTTAAAACCTCTCCTTTAAAATGTGCACCTCCCGGCACGGTTGACAAGACTGTGTTTTTTAGATCTAGGGTCGGGACACCAGAAGTCGAAAGAGATTTTGCCCCTATTGCCATACCTTTGTACGCTTTCTTGAGAGCTAGCGAGGAAAAGGTATTTGGCTATATGGATTCTAAGAAATTCGACAGATTAGTTAAAAAAGCAGACACTTTAGTAAAAAAGGTTGACTTAAACAAAGGAATGGTGTATATTAATAAAAGTATCAATAGAGTTGCTTCGCAGAGAGCCGCCGAAAATACCAAGTTCTGTCAGAACTATGAAGGCTGCAATACTCGTGCGACTGATTTTGTTGATTACACGTATGTAAAAGAACATTCATGAGGAAAATTTGCTTTTTCAAACTTTAGACGATAAACAGGAATGTGTAGGAGTTTATATCGATGGTGAAATTTATTATGGAGATGTTCCAGAAGGTCTTACTGGAACTTGGTCTTATGCCCCTTACCTTGATGGACGAGATATTGACTATGCTGGGCTATTTTGTGGCGGACTTGATTGCGGACATGTTTGTCCCGAAGCGTTAAAGGATCAGTGGGAAGAAAAGACTGATAAGCTGAAAGCCTTTCTAAGATCTTTTCAAGAATCAAAAGTAGATCTTCACGAGAACTGTTTTTTTGAATTGGTTCCCTCAAGATTTCTATTAGAATACTGTGAGCTTAAAAACAAGATTACGCAACACGTATTAGATAACTATCCAAAACCCAAAAACTATGATTTCATGTTAGGCATAACCAAGTTGGCCAATCAACTTAGAAATCAAAAGGTCAATTTGGATCTTTCTTCTTTGAACGGTGAGATGTCTAGCTTCCGCACACGACAATGGAAGAAGAAGTTGGCTTCTTTACCTCCTTATATACATTATAATATATACGGGACAAAAACAGGCCGTCTTACAACAAAGAGAAACAGCTTTCCAATTCTTACTCTCGCAAAAGAGCTTCGAAAAGTGATAAAGCCTCAGAATGATTGGTTTATTGAGCTTGATTTCAATGCAGCCGAACTTCGAACGCTATTGGCCCTTTCCGGGCAGGAACAGCCAGAGCAAGACATTCACACTTGGAACGCTGAACATGTCTATAACGGCCAAGTGACGAGGGATGAGGCTAAGAAGAGGATCTTTGCTTGGTTATACAATCCAATTTCAAAAGACAAGCTCTCTGCCGGCACATATGACCGTGATTCTGTGCTTGATAAACACTGGGACGGTGAACAAGTACGTACTTTTTATGATAGAATAATACCTGCGGACAAACACCATGCACTGAACTATATTATTCAGAGTACGACAAGTGATACTTTCCTCAGAAGAGTTTTAGCCGTCAATAAGCTACTTCAAGAAAAGAGATCTAAAATTGCATTCTGTATTCACGACAGTTTGGTTTTGGATTTTGCACATGAGGATAGAGAGGAATTACTAAGCATTGTAAAAGAGTTCTCTAAAACTGACTTGGGAACATTCAAAGTTAATGTTCAAGCAGGCAAAAATTTTGGTGAAATGAAGGAAATGAAGATATGAAAGTATATAATAAGTTAATAAGAGACAAGATACCTATGATAATGTCGAAGGAAGGCAAGAAGTTCAAGACCCATGTGGCGACAGATGAAGAATATAGAAAGAAGTTGAAGATTAAGTTACTTGAAGAGGTTCAAGAGTTCCTAGAAGACCCGTGCATCGAAGAATTAGCTGATATAGCTGAGGTCTTTGGTGCTTTGATACCAGCACTAGGATACACTATTGATCAATTAGAGACGGTTGTACGTAAAAAGAAGAAAATTAAAGGAGCTTTCCGAAAAAAGATAATTTTGGAAACAGTAGGGAAATAAAATGGAAACAATTATCGGATTAGGTCAGGCGGGCTGCAACATTGCAGACGAATTCAAAAAATATGATGAATATGATGTTTATAAGATAGACGTTGGCCTAGATGCTTATGAAGAGACGCCTTATGGAGACTTTCCAAAAGAGGGTTTGTACAATA